CATATATATTAATAGTGAAGCACAAAAAAAAGTATGAATTTCTTGAAATTTTTTTAATCTCTTGATTTTAAACTAACCTTTGTAGTGTTTTACAGTTTATGTATGTTATCATTCGATATTCAATTCCCAACCTTAAATCTGTGCTTCACTATCTTATCCATATTTAAATCTCCAAGATAAAAAACAAGTCATGGAAAAAAAATGGTGTGAGAAAAAAAATGGTGGAAATATTTGTTCGTTTTATGGGAGTCGAACATTATTTCCTACCATTACCTACTTATTTTAAAAAAAGTAAACATTTACTTAAAGAGCATTACCCAAAAAAATATAACTTAAAACATATTCTAATTAAGTTAAAATAATACTTTTAAGTTATACTTTTCAATTATCTGATTACTTTTCAAATGCTCTCACACATTATCAATATAAACACACTACAAAAATAATAATAATCAAGGGAACAAGTAAAATGATAACCAATAACGAATACCTAACAGAATATATACATACAAGAGGATTAAGCCAAAAAACACAGTACACCATAAAATCAGTATTAAACCATTACACTACCTATCAAGAAACTAACCTATATGATTTACTGCTGGAAGCAGACCAAGAAGAAGAAGCTGGAATAAGATGGAAAAAACGAACATTAAAAAAAAGATTAACCAGTTACATGAACCACCTACGAACAACAATGGACATCAACAGTGCAAAAACATATTTCAGCATAATAAAAACATTCTACCGACACCACGAAATAGAAATTGGCACACTCCCAAATTGGAATTTAAGAAACAGCAAAACATTTGAACCTATAACTTATGCTGATTTACCGGACAAAGAGATTATCCGTACTGCTGTTGAAATGAGCAACCCAAAAATGCGAAGCATAATCCTGTTCCTTGCATCAACTGGAATGAGCAAAGTGGATATGCGAAACATTAGCATAAAATCTTTTATTAACAGCACCAGTAGTTACCATAACAGTAACAATATTAGTGATGTTGTTGCTGAACTACTGGATTACAACAAACCGATTATTCCAACTTGGAAACTTCGTAGAAGTAAAACAAACAAATATTTTATAACATTCAACACACCGGAAACCACAGTAGAAATCTTAAAATATTTACAGTACAGGTTAGAACAAAAAAACATTACACCAAATGATAAATTGTTTCCAATTAATGAACATTATTTCACAAGAAAATTTGAAGAACTTAACGATGCAATGCAATTAGGGAAAATTGGTGCATATAACCGTTTTAGAGGACATATGTTAAGAAAATTCCACAGCTCACAGTTAAGTAAAGCTGGAATGGATAGGAGTAAAATCAATGTCCTACAAGGCAAAAGTAATGGTAAGGTTGATGATGTTTATTTTTATGAAGATGAAGAAGCATTAAAAAATGATTATGTACAGCATATGTCGGAGTTGTTGATATTTACACAAGTTGAGAAAATTGATAGTCCGGCAGTGTTGGAGGTGAAAAAAGAAAACCAAATTTTAAAGTCAAAGTTGGAAGATTTGGAGCAGTTAAAAAGTGATGTTGAACATATTAAATCGTGGTGGAAATTCTAAAAAAAATATAGTGTTAAAAGAATATAAAAAAAAATAAGTTAAATCGTGTTTTTTTTTATATTCTTTTTTGATTGTTCGTGAGTTGAATATAATAATTTATGGGTTTAACAGAAACATTTTTCAATTCTTTTAACACTGTGTGGGTTGGAAGCAATGTTATGAAGGGTTTAAATTAAAAAAAGAGTTTATTAAATTGTAAAGCGACCAAACAATACCATTTAAATTGACTACTTCTTGATTTAAATTTCATAGTGTTTTCAACCCATACATATATCTCTTATTTAATATATATAAAGGTATCATTTATTCTTATTTACATAATCCTGTATTAGTTGGTTTATGATTTCATTCATGTTTGTGTGTTTTTTTATTGCTATTATCTGCAAGTCTTGTTTTGTTTTGCTGGGTACTCTTATTATTATTTGGCTGGTTTCACTCATTTTAATCACTTCCATTGTTGGTATATTATATTATGTTTATGGACATATATATTTATATTGATTTAATGATATAATGATATAAAGATAAAAAGATTTATATATAATAAATAATAAAATATTAATTAACTTAATATTCCTTAAAGAAGATAAATATTAAGTGCAAAATGTAAAGCGACCAAAATTTACATTTAAAAAACTACAAAAGGTGATAACTTTTGATAGAAATTGACTACAATGGCAAAAAAGGATATTTTATATCCGAAGATGAAAAACTGGAATTAGAAAAATACTTATTTTCAAAAACCAGTGCAAATGAGGAAGTGATACAATGAAATGCAAATATAACAATTCATTGTATTGTCCAATTCCTCCAAGTATTATTATCCTTGAACCATCAACACCACAAGATGAGTTAGACTGGATAATAAGAACTAAACTTGATGAAGAAAACTATGAGAACAGTTACGAAGATATTGAAGCTGTTCGTGTTCGTGAGTTGATAAATGGTGATAGTTATGGGGAAAATGAAGGAACTAAAACTTGATGAAAACTACTATGGTATATTAGACCATAATGGTAAAATCCAAGTTGCAAAACATGACAAGGAACAAACAGTAACTGGAATTTATGAAAATGAAATTGCTGTTAAAGGTGTGGGTAAAAAATACCTATGTCAAATCCACAAAGACCTAAAAGACAGCATCTGTTTTTTGGAAGCTGGTGATACAGCTTTTGTGAAATTCCGTAAAGGTGTTGCTTGGTTGGTGGGTTTCCAAAAAAGACCAACACCACCGGAAGATATTGTAATTGAAGGTGATGCTACATTACTGGAATACTTTCAAGAACAAAAAAGATTATCTGTTCGTGGTGGTGGAATAGAATGAATTACAAAAACACTGACTGGACATTTGTAATAATGGCAACATTACTAACTTGCTTCTTCGGATTATTATTAGTAGCAATGTTAGTTGGAGTTAAAGGTGTTGAAAGTGGATATGCTTACAATGGAGGGTTAGCAAAATGTATATTGGCAATATTATAATGAGTTTTAACGAACTTCACGAAGAGGAAGTTTTATTAATTAATTATGGTAGTGGTAAACAAAGCAAAGTTTACCACGATGACAAAATCCTCAAAATTAATGGGGATTTGAAATTTGAAAGAACAATCAGCAAAAATAGGAGATGTATTATTATTGTTGATTGTGCAGAAGTAGAAAGTTTAGTAATTCAAAAAGGTGAATACTTATGAGTTTTGAAGTAGCAAAAGATAATGAGCAAACCACAATTCCTACTGAAATCGTGGTTGAAGAAGCAGTTGAAAACAACACACCAGCAATTGCTGAAAATGATACTTTACCGGATTATGCAATACTTAATCCAGACTTACCAATGCGAGTTAAAATTGGTGTTGCTGGTGAAGTAGCAAGTTGTTTAAAAGAAGTAATTGAAAGTCAGAATTTAATTGTTAAAGGATTAGGTGGAAATAAAGATGCTGAATATGTAACAATCGAGGGCTGGGAAGTGTTAGGTACAATGCTTGGCATTACACCAGTTACATATGTTACTGAAACCATTAAAAACAAACAAGGCAGAGATGTAGGATATAAAAGTGTTGCTTGTTTATATCGAAATGCTGTTGTATCTGAAAATGGTGCAATAAGTGGTGAATTAATTGCAAGAGCAGAAGCAAGTGCTGATAAATCCGGTTTTCAAAGAGATTTACCAAGTATAATGAGTATGAGTCAGACAAGGGCATTAGGTAAATGTTACAGAATGGCTTTAAGCTGGATTGTGAAAATGGCTGGGTATCAAGGCACATTTGCGGAGGATATGCCGGATTACAAAGGTTAAAATATATATTGAGTTTTATAATTGGAGCATTTTATTGTTCCATTTATAATATTATTGGATTTTGGTTCATTTAAAACAGCATTACAATTATGTGGTGCTGTTTTAATTAAATGAATAAATCAATTTAAAGTGAGGTTTTAAATATGGAAAATACAATTGAAGTAAAAAAAGTGGAATTACCATTCCACCAAATAGCAGAAAGCATAAGTGATTTTGAAAATGGTGAAAAAGTAAACATTTTCAGATGTAACTTGGAAGAGTTAATCTACGAAAAAATGTTTATAATGTTTGAAAAGTACATTCCAGCAGTTGAAGAACTACAAACCAAAAAATTGGATTTGCAATTAGCAACCGATAAAATACTACTGGAAACTGATTTTAAAAGTTTAGGATTAACCAATGAAAAAATGAGAAATGCACATATAAAACCATTAGTAGCCGGACAAGAAGATGCAGTTGATGATTGGGAATGTAAAGTAAGGCATTACAAAGCTAAACTTGAATTAATTAATGATTTAATTAGTGCAAGGAAATTAGAATTAAAAATAGAAACAAATTTACAAAAGGAGGAATAAGCATATGAGTTTTGAAGAAACTAAACAAACCAGTATTTTTGATGTGGAAATGGACTATGAAGAAGTCATTGAAATACCGGATGATTTCTTACAAGTGAGATTAAATGAACTTGAAGATAAAGAAGTTTTCACTGGTAAACCACAAATGGCTGGAATAAACACAAGAGAATTTGAAACAGACCAATTTGACAATGATGGCAACATCATTATGAGAACCGTACACCAAGCAAGGTTGGTTTTAGTAAATAATGAAGAAGAACAATATTTAGACATTAACATTAATTTAAAACAAAATGACTGGCAAATACCAGTAATAAGAAAAGGTTCAGTGTTATTTGACTTTGTGCAATCAATATTGGAAATTGAAAATAAAGGTAGCACCAGCAAAAAAAATGTTTTCAGAAATGTTAACTTAAAACAATTTGTGGACTTCATAAATGATAATGTCGAAACAATGACTGTTAAAAACATTGAAAGACATGGTAAGTTTTCCTTTAATAGTTTCCAAGTCATAAAATTAAATAATATGGAATTAAATATATAATATTATGATTGTTCGTGAATTGAATATAATGGTTTATGGGAGGTTTCAAATTTGAAGCCGGATGAAATGTTACTACGGTATGTTAATCAAGTTTACAAAAGTGATATTGCTTTAAACTTACAATGTGGACACCAAAATGTAATCCAAATAGATTACACATTATTAAATGAGCATTTTGAAGATAAAGCAAATCGTGGTTTCTTCAAGTATGATAACTGGAAGAAAATATTGTACAATGCTGAAACACAGTTAAACTATGAACATAACCGAAATAGCAAAAACTGGATTAGTTTAAAAATATTTGATGTTCCTCCTAACATAACCCTACACGATTTGGACTCTACTTTTAATGGTGATGTAATATCAGCGAAAGCATTAATCAAAAATATCACTGAACCAAAACCGGCATTAAAAAAAGCTGTTTACGAATGCAGGGGTTGTATGAGGTTACATGAAGTTGAAGTTGTTGATGGTGTTGTAGTGCCACCAACATTATGCAGTGAATGTGGTGGTAAACAATTCAGATTAGATGATGAACTATCAGAGTTTCGTGATTTCCGTTATGTTAAACTTGAAGAACCACTGGAATACCGTACCGGTGGAGCAACAAAGGAATTTAAAGGTTATATGCAAGATTACCTTGCATCACCTTTTCATAATTTGAAAGCTGGTGATGTGGTTGATATAATTGGTGAGTTTACCATAAGGAAATCTGATAAAAATAATAAGAAATCAGATTTTGAATTTCTAATAAACTTACACAATATTAACACTGTGAATAATGCTTTTGAGGATTATCGAATTACTGATGAAGATAAAAAACAGATATTGGATTTAAGTCAGCAACCAAATATCTATAAACGATTATGGAAAACAGTAGCACCGGAAATTGTAGGATATACTGATGTTAAACAAGCATTATTATTACAAATGTTCGAGGGTTACCGACCAACCGATGATGTTTTTAAATCCGAAGTTATGGACAGATGGACATCACATATTTTATTGATTGGTGATGTTGGAATTGGTAAATCACAGTTAATCACAGCAATAAAAAACAAAGCACCAAGAATAATTGACATTAACGGTGCAGACACCAGTAAAGCCGGATTAACCACAAGTGCTGTTAAAGATGAATTAACTGGGTCATGGACATTGGAAGCTGGTGCATTAGTATTAGCTGACACTGGAATATTATGTATTGATGAATTTGACAAACTTTCAAAAGGTAGTCAGAAATCCTTAAATCAATGTATGGAGCAGTTAACGGTGTCAAGTGCAAAAGCTGGATTGGTGCAGACAATGTCTGCAAGAACCAGTATTATTGCAATTGCAAATCCAAAATATTCAAGGTGGACTGAATACAAGGATTTGAAAGAGCAAATCAATATACCGGACAGTACATTAAGTCGGTTTGACCTTGTTTTTAAGTTAACTGATAATGTTGATGTTGATAAGGACACAAGGTTGGCAACAGCATTACTAAACAAGGATAGTTTACTTGATGATGTTGATTTAATAGATGTGGAATTATTTAAGAAATATATTACTTATGCTAAACTGGAAATATTTCCAAAATTAAATGATGAAGCAAAAGAAATGCTAATTGATTTCTATGTATCCACAAGACAATCAGCATTACTAAATGACAGTGCCAAACCAGTAACTGCAAGAGATTTAAAAGCATTAGAACGGTTAACAATAATGAGAGCAAAAACAGAACTACGAACAACAGCAACAGTTGAAGATAGCCGATGTGCAATACAATTATACTGTAATGCACTGCAAACCATCGGTTTAACACCGGAAACAGCTGGTGCAAAAGAAAACATCTTATCTAATGCGGAAATTGAAGCGGTTAATGATATTGAAAAAATGATTACTGCAAAAATGAGTCAATACAGTATTACAGATGTTAATGACTTAATAATATCTGATATTACAAAAGAAGCCAAATTATTAAGTCATAGTCTTGATTTGGGTTTAACTGGTGAGGAAATCATGAAAAAAGCATTAGGAAATGTTAGGAGAAAAATAAAATAAAAGGTGAATGATAATGGCAAAGAAAGTAACAACAATAAGTATTGATGAAGATATACTCCGAATTGCAAAAAAGGAGTTATCAAATTTGAGCATATTTGTTGAAGATTGTTTAAAAGCATATTTAGGTTTCAATAATACTAATGTAAAGTCTATTGATGAGAATTTGCAAACAATCCAACAATGTTTGCTGAATATTCAAATTGCAAGTACAATAGACAAAGAAACCACAATTGTTGAGACTTACAATAATGAAGAACAGCAGAAATGTTGGAGTAAATTGTTTGGTAAATGGAGAAATAATGAGTTTATTGAACAATCAGAGTATGAAAATGCAAGTAAAATATTAAACACAACAGTAAATAATCTTAAAGAGTTATTTGAAAACATTGAGTTTAATTGTAGGAAAAATGATTTAATTAAATGTAATGATTGGGGTTATGCTAAAACTTTAATTTAATATATAATTGGAGATGTAAATTATGGGTTTATTTAACAGAAACAAGAATAATGAAGAGGAATTACTGGTTATACTATCTGAAATACGAGATAACCTAAACACCAACAATGCAGACCGTTTAGAAGAAAGATTTGATAAAGTAGCACGAATAATAGAAAATCGTTGTATTGATTTCAAACACGAAAATGATGAGGAAATTGGAGTGTTGCACAGTACAATTAATAGAATGGACAAGGATATTGAAAATCTAAAAAAACTGGTGAAACTACAAGAAACAACAATAACACATTTAGAAGAAATCAGCACAAAACAAAACCAACAAATAAACACTTTAACAGATATTTTAGGCAAAACATTAGAAATAATAAAATATGACACTACTAAAAAAGAACCAACTAATAAAAAAAGACAACCAAGAGATTACAGCAAAATAACAAACAGCAAAACACTAAAAAACACCTATCGAAATATTAAAAAAAATTACAACATCAATATGAATAACATAAAAGGATTAAACAGTAAAGGAGAATTTGAAAAAACAAATGCTGGAAGAAAATTCAAATGGAATATTCAAGACATAATACAAATCAAAAAACTAATACCAAAAATTAAGGAATATCCAACAGTAACCAGCATATCAAAAGAAACCAAATTAAGCAAAGCAACCGTAAGCGACCTTGTTTACTTAATTGAAAATGGTTACTTTGACAAATATTTAAACGAATGGGAGCAAATGGAAGCAGACAAAATGTTTGGTGATTGGAAACCAGTAATACAAAACAATCCGGAAAAAAGACAAGAAGCCGGAATATATGGAGCAAAATAAAATGTGTACCTACAACGAATTTGTTGAAGCATACAACAACCCAAGTCTAACAACACATGACATAAGAAGAAAATACCAGTTAAACAGCAACAAATACAGCAAACTACGAAGAAAAGCATTAAACAATGGGGATATACCAAGTGTTAGACATATGAATAATACAAATGCAAAATTTTATACAAAAACAGTTAATGGAGATTGGCAAGTGCAAAAAACCATTAACGGTAAAAAAACATTATATGGTGTTTATGAGTCAAGAAATCTTGCTGAAAAAGTTGTTAATGCTTGTATTACAGTTGACTGGGAATATGATAAGGTTAAAGGATTAATTGACCTATTATCTGTTAAACCTAAAAATTACAGTTGCATTAATGGTTATTGGATTATTCAGAAGTATATTAAAGGTAAAAATGTGGTGTTTAATACTTTTAGTGCTGATTTGGTTGATGAGTCTTTAATTATTGGTGCTGTTGAGTTTTATCGTAGTGTTGGTTGGGATATTGATTATCGTAATTATGTTAAAAGTAATGTTTTGAAGGGAGTTAATATAAGTTAAATGAACTTTTTACTATGTTGCATTAGATAAGTAATGGAATTGTTGAAATAAAGGTTAATATTTTAAAGGTTTGGAGTGATTGCCTTTAAAATTATTAACCATTTAATTAATTAAATGTGAGTTGAATAAGTTATGAAAAATAAGTATTTGATAAAAGTAAAAGACCATATGCTACCAGCACCAAAACTACGAAAACCAAAAAGAAAACTAAACTATCCACTAATCCTACTAAACACTGGGGAGGATACACAATGCCAGTGAAAACCTTAATAGAAGCATTAGAACAATCATTCCAAGATAATGATTACAACCAAATAGTATTCCACTTAACCGACAAAGTAATAATAACCACTATTGAAGCTGTAAGTTATGCTAACAGATATTTCTTTAAAATACTAACTAATGATGGTGAAGTATTATGCAACATCAATAACTTACAAATGGTAGAATGCAAAAACGAACCAAATATTCTATTGGAGCTAAAATAAAATGTACACCGTTGATAAAAGAATTAGAGAAATAACTGGTAATGTTACTGTTTTTGATTATATGTTATTGAATGATTTTAAAGTTGTTGTTGGCATTTTTCATAATGAGATGTTAGCTTGTAAAGTTAGAGATTTGCTAAACAAGGAGGAAAAAATATGACCAATATCCATCAAAACTGTGAGAATTATTCTCCGAAGAAAGATTATTGCTTGAAATTCTTTGAAGAGAATGTAAGTGAAAGATATAAGGTTTGTAGGGAATATTCTGAATTTTCAGATAAAGAATTGAGTAGGAAGTGGTCTAATTGACTGAAAAACGATTTAATTGTCATGTAAAATTTAGTAAAATGCCTAATGGGATTATGGTTTTAGATTATACAAAAAAAGGTAAAGAACAAACAGTTATTGAAGATATTAGTAGAGAAAAAGCACATAGGGTTAGGGATAGATTAAATGAGTTAGCAGAGGAGAATGAGCAGTTAAAACAAGAATATCAGAAATTAAAACATAGACATTCTTTACTACATGATGAATGTATAGATGCAGAATGTGATAGAGATAGGTATCATAACGATGTATTATCATTAGAAAAAGAGAATGAGCAGTTAAAAGAACAAAATAGACAACTACGATTAGAAAATGGAAAATTAACTCATGATTTGTTTTGGGCAAATAAAAAAATTGAAGAGGAGTTAGGATAGAATGACTGAAAAACGATTTATCTGTTGTTTTAGTGGTGGAAAAGACAGTACGGCAATGCTAATCTATATATTAGAAAATAATCTACCATTAGATGATATAATATACTGTGATGTTGGTGATTGGATTTGGGAGTCTGCAAAAACACATATTAAACAAGTTGAAGAAAAATTAGATGTTAAAATCAATGTAATCGACATTACCGAAGATTTAGACACTGGTTTTCAACGATGGGGATTTCCAAGTTTCATGAACCGATGGTGTACTGGTTTCAAAAGAGATAGAATGCGAGATTATCTCAAATCAAAATATGGAGAGAGAGAGAGAGCATTTGTCAATACATTGGATATTGTAGTGATGAAGAAAAAAGAACTGGAAAAAAATTATATTCCAGTTATGAAGTCAGTTATCCATTGGTTGATGCAAATATCACTACCGAAGATGCTTTACAAATCTGTAAAGCATATGGATTTGATTTTGGAGGAGTATATGAACATCATAGTCATTTTAACTGTTGGTTATGTCCATTACAACAACGAAAAGAATTAAGATGGATATTTGAAAATGATAAGGAGAAATGGGATATGTTAAGAGATATGCAATATCAGACTGATGGCACATATTATCCAAATGAAAGCATATTTGATTGTGAAAAGAAGTTTTGGTTAGAACATCAAGAGGAATTAAGAGAAAAACGAATGAATGCAAGAAAACGATTTAATAAAAAAGGGAGGAGTCTAATTGACTGAAAAACGATTTACAATGTGCTACGAACAGAATGACATAAATGGTTGGACTATGAGTATTGTTGATTGGCAAACAAAACAACCATTTGATTACACCACTTATGAAGTGCATTCAGAAAGTATAACTGACACAAAAGATGAAATGGAAGATTTATGCTTATTATTGAATGAGTTAAATGATGAGAATGAGCAGTTAAAATCTGAAATTGCAAAGTTATCATATGCTAATGAAGATTTACTTACAGAAAAAAGAAATTGGTTTGTTTTAAGTAACGAATATGGTGAATTATATGATAAACATGAAAAAAAGAAAGAACACCAAAGGGTTTTAGAGAATAAAATTCATAGAATGAGAAAATCAATCCATAAACTTGAATGGTTGGCACATCATAGGAATGCAGAGTTATTAAGAGAGAATAAACAGTTAAAACAATTCAAAGAAAAAGTATTTGTTTTACTTGATGAAAAAATCAAGCATTATGAACATAAACCCATTTCTGCACCAGTAGGGCAACCAATGTCTGTAAATTTTGATGCAGATGTGGATAGATTAGCAAGATTAAGTGAATTACAAGATTTAGAAAAGGAGTTGAAAGAATGAAGAGTATTCATAACTATATTAATTACAAATGCAATCCTAACAATAAATACTCTCCAATGCAATCAAAAAGGAGTAGAGTAAGTTATAGTGCATTATATAGGAAATTAGATGTTAAAACAAGAGTAGGAAAATGGAAATCAGTATTTAAAGAGAATGTAGGTTATACTTTGAATGATGGTCAATACTGGTTTGGTAATGCTTAAAAGGTGATGTGGAATGACTGAAAAACGATTATTTGTCGGAAAGAAGAAATGTGAGGACAGATTTACAATTATTAATGATTATGAAAATGAAATTGGAGTAAAAGAAAACCGAAGTGGTGATGTACTTGTTTTAAAACATTCGGATTTGAATGCTCAACAATTCGTAGCACAATTAGTAGTATTCTTGAATGACCAAAATCAAGCAATTGTAGATTTATATGATGGGAGCAAATATTGGTCTGATAAAGCAACAGAAAAGATTAAAGAATTGGAAAAAGAGAATGAGCAGTTAAAAAAAGAATTGAAAGTTTATCACAAAGTTGCAAGGTGTAGTAACTGTAAATATCATAACTATGACTGGGATATTGATGATGGATATGGTGGTGAAGAATATGAAGTTTGTGATAAAGGAAATGATGTAACCGAGGGGATTTGCGAAGACTGGGAGGAGTTATAAAAATGACAATCGATTTAAAACATAGTTTTATTTTACAAAAACAAATCAAAAATGCTATTAATAGAATTTGCAAGAGTATAATATCCGAAATTGATAAAGACCAAGAAATTAACATCTGTAAAAGAGGTTTTGAGATAAAATATAAAGATGGTAAAAAATATCAGGTAATTTTAGAAATTAAGGAGTTGGAAGAATGACTGAAAAACGATTTAAAGAAATATATCCTGATATTATCAGAAGCAATTATTGTTTTACGGATAATGGAAAACCAATTGGTGATAAGGAAGTGTGTGATTTGTTGAATGAGCAACACGAAACAATCCAACAATTAAAAGAAAAAATAACTCATTATGATGAAGTATGGGTTAATGAGTTAAAAAAAGAATTAGACAATATTAATAGTAAATTAAGATTTATCCAACCATTTATTCAATCTCCAGTAATGACAAGGATTACTGCACCTTATCATCAAGAAAGAAGATTATTATTGCAAAGAAAAGATGAAATAATGCAGATATTGGAGGATTTAGAATGATTAAATTTACTGCTGATACATTTGATGAGGATTGTCCACGATTTGTTCCTTATGCAAGGAATGAGTCATATGCTCTTTTTGATATTGTTGATACTGAAAAAATGGTATATGTGGATTTTATTAATCCATATACTGATGTAAATGAATGTAATAGGGATTGTAATATAATGAATGTTTTAGATTATCTTTTAAAGGGGAGAATTGAAGAATGACTGAAAAACGATTTACAATGTGCTACGAACAGAATGACATAAATGGTTGGACTATGAGTATTGTTGATTGGCAAACAAAACAACCATTTGATTACACCACTTATGAAGTGCATTCAGAAAGTATAACTGACACAAAAGATGAAATGGAAGATTTATGCTTATTATTGAATGAGTTAAATGATGAGAATGAGCAGTTAAAAATCAAACTTGAAGATATTGCTCTTGAAAATGAAAATGCAAAGGAATCTAATGATGATGCTCAATATGAATTATATAAACTTAAGAAAGAGAATGAGCAGTTAAAACAATCTAATCAAAAGTTGAATGATGAATTGCAAGAAACTATGGGTTATTTGGCATTGAAGAGGGGTGTTGAAAAAGAGAATGAGCAGTTAAAACAACAAAGAAAAGATTTACTTCGTTTAATTGATAATAACATTGAACTCTATGAAAATATCAACACAAATGTGGAATTTCATAAAGGCGAAATTCAAGGCAAATTAACACTATTATATAATTTAAGGAAAGTGATTTTGAATGACTGAAAAACGATTTACAATGGATAATCCAAATGATTGGGGATTTCCAATAACTGACAACAAGACAAACAAAATCTATTCCTGCGACAGCAACGAACGAATGAAAGCATTAGTCAAAGTAATTAATGAGTTAAATGATGAAAACACACGATTACTAAAAGCCAATACTAAACTAACAGAAGAAAACACCAACCTACTATCCACAATCAGAACAGCATACCAAAACGAACGAACCAACATAGGTAGAATGGTACTAAAACAACTAATGGAGCAATTTGAATGAAGAAATATATAGAAAATATAAACAAATCATATAGTAGTTTACTAAATGAACTGGAACATTATGTGTACTATTGTCTTCGTTGCTTACATCGTGGTGGAATATATCCACAACCAAAAGATTTTGTATTATTATCATTTAAAAGGAATGGTGGAAATTTAGCAGAAGCAGTAGTATATCCAGCAACAGCAGTAAAAAACAATACAATTGAAAACCCATTATTTTTCTATGGGTTTAAATGCGACTGGAATTTCACCAACTTGGAAAAACCAGTAGAAGTAACATTTAGCGAAAAATTTGAGGAGTTATTAGAATGAATTTAGACAACCAAAAATTAGCATCAATCAGAAGACAAATAAAAATATATGAAAAAGAATGCCGGAAAACAACAGACCAACAAAAATTATACGATTTAAGCAAAAAAATAGAAGCATTACACACAGAAGAAGCAATACTACTAAAAGAATTAGATGTTTTATGAATTTAACAATCTTAATTGATAGCAGAGAACAATCAAGAGTAACTGCTGGTAAAAAATATTATCATAAATACACTCCACGAGTAATTGACAAAGAACTACCAGTAGGCGATTATATTTTTATCAGCAATAATGTTAATGTTGTTTTTGAGTATAAAACGGTGGCTGATTTTATTGGTAGTGTTGGTGATAATCGTGTTTTTAATCAAGCATTAAACCAATCTGATATGTTTATGTATCATTTCGTTATAATTGTCGGCAGTGAAAAAGATTTGCAGAAGGCAAAGGATAAATTGTATCGTAACACTGGCATTAGTTTTAATAATCAACAGTGGAATGGTGCAATTGCAAGTCTTGTTGAATTTACAAGTGTTTTATTTGCCAAGAACGAGTCTTTGGCTTTTGATTTAATGGAACGAATAGCATTGAAATGTATAAGAGATAAACCAGTAATACATCGTTATCCAAAGTCAAAAGGAAGTCCAGCATACCGATTTTTAAGTAATAATGTTAATGGGATTGGTGAAAAGACAGCAGAAAAAATATGTGTGGATTTGGATTTATGGTATATTATTGATGTTTTTGGTTTAAATCGTGAAATGCTTATGAGTGTGAATGGTATTGGTCGAAAAAAAGCAGTTAATATTTTAAATCAGATTTTAAAGGAATATCAATAAGTTTTGATGTTTTTTTAAAATCATTATTTTTTACCAAAAATCACTATAAAAAAACAAAACATTTATATAGTAGGAAACCATAATTATAATTATAAAACTATTACAAAGGTGATTAACTATGGAATTAAGCGAAAACATAAAAAACCCACAAATTAGCAAAATTTTAGATGACTACGAAAACTATGGGTACATGACTGGCAACGAATTTGAAGACTTTAAAGATTTCAGCAAAGAAGTGGAACAAAATTACAAAAGATGGAATTTTTATTTAGAAGATGTAATTGATGATGGTAGAAACCCTTTAAACATACAGATTATGTTAGCAAGTATGAAACCACAAGCAGAACAACTTGAATACTTAAACAAATGGATAATTTATAATGGAAGCATAACAAGTTGCTACTATATGAATGGTGTTTTAAGAAATTTATGGGATATGGAATGCAGTGGATATAGCAACAATCCTTTTTTTGATTTTAAAAAATTAGTTGAAATGGTTAATGCTTACTGGAAAATTGAAACACCATACAAACCAAGCAACAAAATTGCTTATGGTTGGAAATTTAGTATGCAAAAAGCAGACTGCAAAAACGGATATTACAGCAAAGGCTGGAAATTATATATGTGGGGTTGCATTAAAAACTACTTAATTAAAAATGGTGTGGAATTTACAAAAGACGAAAGTTTAAAAGTTAGGAAAATTGTTGGATTAGCTGATATTTATGACACCACCGAATAAGGTGGTGCATTTAACCTTATTTAAAAACGGAGGATTGATTAATATGGAAAAATTAGGATATGAAAAACACAGTTACAAAAACAGATACTTGAAAAGTGGAATTGCAGAAATCAAAATGTTTAGTGAAAAATTTATCCGTGAAGATGGAAGCGAAATTAAATTAGAAATTAAAACCAGCACATTTCAAAACTATTACAATATCAGTTATATTGGTTTTAATGTAGAAGAATTTGAAAGAACTGATGGGATACACGGTAGGTTTCACGGATACCACTTCCGTGATAACAATAATGAAAGATTTACCAGTTTTGAGCAAGTGCAAAGGTTTATGATGGAAACTTATGGTTTCAGATTAGTTAAAATTGGTGAAACTGTTAAACATTGGTGTTATTAGTTATATTAAATTATTCACCTTTAACCTTTTAAACCATCACCTTTACTAATTTTAAATCCTTACTTATTTTAAATCACTTCATTATTTGAACTATAAATATAAAACAACCACTAATGTAATATTAAAGGGGGCAAAAACCTTTGATATTAAGCGACCGAACAATACTATCAAAACTACAATCAAAAGAAATTATTATAAAACCAACACCAACCAGTGAACAAATACAACCCAGCAGTATAGATTTAAGACTTGGAAATGAATATTTAAGTCCAATACACAGCCAAGAAACAATAGACATCAAAAACAACGAACCAAAATACCAACAAATGAAAGGTGATGCAATAATACTACCAGCCAACGAATTTATATTAGCCACCACCAAAGAATATGTGGAAATACCAACCAACTTAATAGCAAGAGTTGAAGGCAGAAGCAGTGTTGGAAGATTAGGTATAGCAATACATATAACGGCTGGTTTCATAGATGCCGGTTTCAAAGGACAAATAACACTGGAAATCAAAAACCTATCACACAATAACATCATACTATACGAAGACATGAGAATATGCCAATTAGTATTCGAAGAACTAAACGAACCAGCAATGCGACCATACGGTGAATGCAACAACAAATACCAAAACCAAAAAGGAGTAACTGGAAGCTTAATGTATTGGGATAATGACTTAAAACCAGTGACTGATGAAGATACAATACTAATAAGAAATGATAATAATGACAGAAGATAAAATCCGAGTAATTACACAAACAACAGAAGAGCAAAAAAAAGAAATAGCTGACTTATGGAAACAATGTCAACCTTTACTCCAACAAGGTTATAGTCTAAACAAGGCGGTAAGAGAAATTAAAGGTTTAAATCATCATAGTTTCACAAGAAGAGCATGGTATAGGGATTTATTACATTATGCGAAAAGTCAAGGTTACAGAGGTTATTAAGAGATGTTGTTGATAGCTTTAAATGGAAAAAACAGTAAATTAAATGAAGAGTTGTTGGAGCATCTTGCATTATTTTACCGTAAAAAACAATATAAAATAACCACCATCAATGAGCAAGAAGAAATACCAATCAAATATATGTTAAACAATACAATAACAGACAACTTGCTACTAACAGCATACCAAAGAAGCAAAAACATCAACAAAAAACAATTACAAAAATACGATTTAATATTCATAAACGGAAGCATAATAGATGACTACCAAATAATACAAAGCACTGACATTCCAGCCAACTATGTAACAAAAATCAACAAATACCACACCACCTACGATTTATACTTGAACATAGGAGAACCAGTAAAAAAAGTGCCAAAATCCTATAACTTACATAATATTCCAATAAATGAAGAAACATTTGAAAATACTGTTAAGACAATATTTGATAATTTACCACGATGCCAATGGTGTGGAAGATTATTCAAACCAACTAAAAAAAATTACAAATACTGCAATCGGATAATTGAAGGAAAAAAATGTAGTGAATGGAGTTGGGAAGAAAACAACCGAAAAAACAATCGTGAATACTACAAAAGAAATAAAGAACATATGGGTGATAAAAGAAAAGGAGCATTAGGTTCAAAGAATGCAAATCTACATGGCACAGCAGACCCAAACCCATTAACCGAATTACAGAAAGTTAGAAGAGCAAAAAGAAGTTTAGGATTGAAAAGCATCACTGATTTATAATTTTTATTATACAAATTAACATTTAAAATGATAAGAGTAATTATATGAAGAAGCATGAAAATCGTAAAACAAATAACCGGCACAGTAAAACTAAAACAAATTCCACCAATACACAAACGGAAGTGTCCAAGTTGCCAAACCACTGGCGAATACGATACTGACACGAATTTGAACATTTACTGCAAAAAATGTGGATTAATAATAGAAACACCATACCCATACACAGCCGGAACAAAACACGATACATACTGCGACTTCAAATATCAAACAAAGCTTTGTGAGTTGAAAAAAAAATGGAAGAAAACGAAAAACAAATCATAATAGGAAATGGAACAACAATCCTAAACAGCATACTGGTTAGTTTTGCTGGATTAGTAATTGGAATATTAGCAAGTCATGGAATACAATTGCCATTAGACCAACAAGCATTAGCTGGTGTTTTAGGTGTAATAGTATTTTTCATATTCAGTGTAATCAATACCAAGTACAAATCAACATTCTTTACAGATGAAAATGATTTAGTGGTAAATGTTGAGGGTTTAACAGATGGTCAAGTTAATGCTATTCAAAACTTCATTAATAATGCTGTTGAAGTGAACCGTACTGGTGGTGGTGAAGACCCAAGTCTCGCATATGAAACAGATGAGGGTGGTTGTTAATGACAACCGAACCAGTGGATTATGTTTGCATAAAAGATGACCAAGTAAACAAACATGAAGTAGACATAGCAGAACTAAAAACAAGAATAGATTACAAACATCAAAGGTTAGATACAATTGATAAAAATATGGAAAAAATGGATAAAAAATTAGATAAAATAGACCACTGCCTATCGGAATTACAATTGCAATCTGAAAGAGATGATTTCAATATTGATAATCGTGTTACTAAAATTGAAAATACAATTAATGTATTGAAATGGGCAATAGGATTAGGATTAACAGCAGTGGGAACAGCAGTAACAGTACTTGCTTTTATCGTTACAATTATCCATTAAAAATGTTTAAAGGAAGGCAATATACTTATGAAATACGATACCGAATTAACCTTAATATTATTAACATTAGCATTAGCAGTTACATTCATTCCATTATTATTAGGTTTCCTAATAGCAAAAGCAACACACTTAACTGGTTATGGTTATTATAATGGTGTTTTAATTGTTGCTTGTATAATATGGGGAATCCTACTATTATATTACTACAAATAAAAGGAGTATTGATATATTATGAACCGTAGAACTGAACTAATAACAAGACTACTAAAAAAAAGTACAAGTGTGAGTTTAACATTACCAGCAGACTTTTTAGACAGTGAAATATTTGATTTAAAATTCACTGAAAACTTAAACAATGCAATACAGGAATTAAGTGAAGATGCAGAATTAACAGTAACCACCAGTAAAGTTGAAGAAGATTACATAGTGGAAATAAGTTTAAAACCGGTTAACAATGAAGAAGAAATAGAAGAAGACCCTTAAAATAAAATAAATTTGTTCGTGAGTTGAATTAATTTGAATACCTATAAAAGTTTCTACAAAACAGTTGGTGGTGGTGAAGGTGACCGTTGTAACTATCCAACAAGATTAGACCTATACGGAAAAGGATGCTATTATGATTGCAGTTACTGTTATGCAAAACAAATGCTAAACTTCAGAAAACTATGGCATCCAAACGATGTTGGAGTTGCACCATTATTAGATGTATATAGGCAAATAGAACGAATACCAAAAGGTAGTGTTGTTCGTTTAGGTGGAATGACTGATTGTTTCCAGCCAATAGAACGGAAATATCATAACACTTACAATACTATTAGGGCTTTGAATAATCGTGGTGTGCATTATTTGATTGTTACTAAATCGGATTTAATTATGCAAGATGACTATTTGGAAATTTTAGATAAGGATTTGGCACATATACAAATCAGCATACCCACCAATAACAATAAAGTGTTAAACGATACTGATAATGCACCAAATTTTGAGTTAAGAAAAACCACAGCAGAAGTATTACAAGATACTGGTTTTGATGTTCAAGTCAGATTAGCACCATTCCTATACGAAACAGCAAATTTCAATATAATTAATAATATTAATGTTGATAAATGTCTTGTGGAATTTTTACGAGTAAAACCATCAATGACCGACAACCTTAAAAATTATATCCAATTCAAAGATTTCACAGTAAAAGAAGGTGGATACCGACACCTACCATTAGAAAAGAAACTATCCATACTTGAACAATTAAATTTCAACGAAATAACTGTATGCGATGATGTAACCAAACATTACAATTACTTTAAAAACAATATAAACGAAAATCCTAACGATTGTTGCAATTTAACAATAAAGGAGGACTAAAAATGGATTTTGAAAAATCACAAACAAAACAAAACCTTGAAAAAGCATTACAAGGAGAAGCATTAGCACACCTAAAATACCAATGGTACAAAAAAAGACTAACAAACATCAATGAAAAATATGCCAATATATTAGATGAAATAATCCACAACGAAAAAGAACACGGAGAAATATGGTTTAAAAAACTACACAACGGACTAATGCCAAATACCGAAGAAAGCTTAATAGATGCAATAACTGGTGAAAGACAAGAATGCCACGATAAATACATTAAAATGGGAAAAACCGCAAGAACAGAAGGATACAATGAAATAGCAGACCTATTCTTTAACATAGCACAAATCGAATGCCACCACACCGAAACATTCAAGGATATACAAGAAGAAATACAAGAAGGCAACCTATTCGAACAACCAAATGATACAAGCCAATGGAAATGCCTAAACTGTGGACACATAACCGAAGGACAAAAACCACCAAAAGAATGTCCAGTATGCAAACACCCACAAAAATACTTCACCAAAGGAGGCGAATAAAATTGAAAATTGAAAAAGTAGACATAAACACATTAATAAGTCCGGACTACAACCCAAGAGATATAACACCAGCAGAAATGGAAAAACTAAAAACAAGCATACAAGAATTTGGATATGTAGACCCAATAATCGTAAACGATGTAAACAACCATATAATAGGTGGAAACCAAAGATACGAAGCACTAAAAGAATTAGAATACAATGAAGTAGATGTTGTATATATTCATGAAGAAGACATAAACAGAGAAAAAGCATTAAACATCGCACTAAACAAAATCAGTGGAGAATTTGATGAAGTAAAATTAAACCAAATATTCACTGACTTTGAACTTGAAGGGTTTAATCAAACTGAATTAACTGGGTTTAACACAGAAGAAATATTAGAACTGCAATTAATCAACAATTTAGACTTCAACACTGAATTAGAGGAAGAAAATATAGATTTGCCTTTAGAACAAGAACCTACAATAGAAGAAGTAGAACAAATAACTTGCCCACATTGTGGGGAAAAATTTACCCTTTAAAAAAAAACAAGAAAAAGAGTAACATAATTATGAAATATCATTTAGCAGAAGCTGGAAATTATATTAGTGAATTTATAGATAAAGGATACTTAAAAAACCTTCAATTTAATATTCTTTTTAGTTTTGCATATAACAACCAAATGGAAACTTATCAAAAAAATGGAACACACATCATAGTAGACAGCGGAGCATTTACATTTCAACAAAAAGGCATTAAAAAACTAAACCATTATATGAAAAATTACAATAAGTTTATTGAAAACAATAAACATTACAACAATGTTCACTTTATTGAAATGGACATAGACAACATCATAGGATATGATGAAGTTAAAAACATTCGCAACCAACTATTCGAAATAACTAATAAAATCATTCCAGTATGGCACAGAAGCCTTGGAATAAAAGAATATAAAAATATGTGCAAAACATTTGATTACATTAGTTTCAGTGGAGTTAATAAAGAAGACTTAATCAACAACAAAGAAATGAAACAATTCGTAAACTATGCACACCAACATAACTGCAAAGTTCACGGATTAGGTGTTGGAAGCAAAAAAACTTTATTAACAGTTCCATTTGATAGTGTAGATAACACCAGTTGGTTAAAAGCAACAAGATTTGGCAGTTACAACAACAAAAAACTCTCCAGTAAATACCTTCGAACAAATTATAAAAAAGTTGCATTATTAGAATTGTTACAAGGAATAAAAACTGCCAAATACTATGAAAATTACTGGAGGAAAATTGAAAAAAATAAAATCGTGAGTTGAATAAAACAATGTTTGAGAAAACCATTAAAAATAAAAAACTAATAGATGACAAAAACGAATTATACGGCTTACTCGCCGTATTAAGTGTTTTCAGTTTAATAACTGCAAACATATTAGCATTTAAACAAGAAGATTTAGGAATACTAATCCTATCCAGCGGAACACTACTGTTCCCAATATCATATGTAGTAGATGACATATTAGCGGAATGCTATGGATTTTGGAAAGCAAGAAAAGTAATTTATCTTGGATTTATAATGAATTTAATCTTCGTAATATACTGTTATGTTGTTTTAGCATTACCCTACCCAAGTTATTTCACTGGTCAAGAAGCAATGGCAATGGTATTAGGTTTCACTCCTATATTATTAGTTGCGAGTTTTACAGCATACATAATTGGAAGTATTTTCAATGCTGGAACAGTAAGTTTTATGAAAAAAAGAAAATCATTTAAAAACAGCTTATTCGCAAGATTATTCCTATCCACAGTAATAGGACAATTTTTAGATGCTTTTATATTCACATTTATTGCATTTGGGTGGTATCTTCCATTATATGATACTCTATATATGGCAACAAGTGTTTACTTGTTTAAAGTTGCAGTAGAATTCGTTTTATATCCAATTACACGAAAAGTCATCAACTATGTTAAAAAGGAATATAATATAAATTAAATCATATATTTTATTTCCTTTTTTTATTTTTTATTATTTAAAAATAAAGGAAAACTAATAAAATTATGAATATAGCGAACGAGTATTGGAATAAACACTTTCCATCATTAGATACACATAGAAAAGAAACAGATTATGCTTATAAAATTCGTAATACTTGGAAAGATTTAGGGTTTCCAAGTTATCCAACAGTAGATGATTATTTAAATCTACCAAAAGGAACAACGAATACTTATGCTCAAAAATATGGTTATACTAATATTAGACAGCAGTTCGAGGAGTTACAAAATCAAATAAAATTGGAAAAGGAAGAGCAAGAAATAATGGAAATGGAAAAAGATTATACTGAAATTTGGAGTAAACTTCGTAATGATAAAAAATATGAACTGCAAAGAGTAACTGAAAAAATTCAAGAGTTACAAAAAAAATTACCTAATTCAAGTAATGCGGATAAACTGGAAATGAAAATAAGTGCTTTATGGAAAAGGCACGATGAGATAATTGATAGTATTGGTAAAATAATGAGTAAGGAAAGAGTGAATAAAAAGTTACCTAATACTTACAAAGACCCTTCTGAACAGAAATTTAAAGTTGAAAACACTGGCGAATTAACAATGAACCAAAATCTTATTCAACAACCTAATGAGGAGTTAATGAAAAAATATGCAGATTACATTGAACGGGTTGACAAAACACCAAAAACTAACAATAATGAATAATGTTTGTTTTAACAATTTCATTGTTCACAATCCTTTTAGACAACAGATGTATTTTTTAGGCGATACTTCCGAAGAATTGTTGTATGGAGGAATGGCTGGTGGGGGGAAGTCTGATTGTTTGTTAATGGCTGGATTGATGTATTGTGATTATACACCAAAAGAGGATGACCAAGTTACTTATGATGCTTTAATTTTAAGGAGAACTTTGGATGATTTAGAGATGCCGAATGCTATATTAGATAGGGCGAAGCAATGGTTACTCCCTTTTGAAGATAAAGGATTGGTGCAATATAAGGATTTAAAGAAAAAATTTACTTTTCATAATGGTGCAACATTAACATTCCGATACCTTGCACACAATAACGATTTAAACAAATATCAAGGAGCAGAACTACAATTTATTGGCTTTGATGAATTAACTCAATTTCCGGAAAACCAATATTTGTATTTGCATTCAAGATTAAGGAAAACAGAGGATAATCCAATTCCATTAAGAATGCGAGGTGCATCAAATCCCGGTGGTGTGGGTCATGAATGGGTAAAGAAACGATTTATCAATGCTGACAGTCCTTGCAGTTATGTTCCATCAGCTTATACTGATAATCCTTATTTGAACCATGATGAGTATGGTAAGCAATTAGATAAACTTGATGAATTGACAAGGCAACAGTTGAAATTTGGTAACTGGGATATAATATTAAGTAGTGGTTTGTTGATGGATTTAGAAACATTTAATCAAAGGAAAATATCATTTGAGGAGTTTAAGGATTGGCAACCTGTTTACACTACTATTGGGATTGACCAAGCTTCCACTGGTACAGACCGTTTTGCTATGAGTTGCTTGACATATTTTGATAATGGGAAATTGGTATTAGTTGATTTGGACTCCACTACATCTGCATCACCTGAGCAAAGATTAATACAATTTATTATCCGTAACCAACGGTATAAACCACGAGTGATTAACTTTGAAAAAGAAGCCGGAAGTAGTCCGCATTATGCACTGAATTATTGGAGGCAAATTTTAGGTGAAATATCTGCAAAATTAGGTTTCTATATAACACAAACACCAGCAAGTGTAAGTGGGAGTAAATACAATCGAGCAGTGCCGGTTGCATATCATATAAGAAACGGAACTATGTATATTAATCAAAATATAAATAAATTATATGAAGGCACAGAAATTTATGACCCAGTAAATGAGTTATCCAGCCAGTTAATTTATGTTCATCCAGATAAAGAAATTATGAAACAATACAGAAGTCCAGATGAATTAGACAGCACTGCATATGCAATGGAAAAAATGCAAGAAAGTATAATTGGATTAAGGTTAGAGGTTTAATCCTTAAATTTAATCCATTCTAAACCGTTATCCTTTATTTTCTGTTCCAATTTTTCAATATCAACACTTTTAATTGATTTTCGTTTACCATTTTTAATATAACAGTAACACCAGCGGAAACCTTGTCTGCAAGTATTATCTTTTTGTTTATGTACTCGATAATATCCAGTAGTATTTTTTGTTTTTGATAATCCTTTACTTATCTTATTATTATGTTCTTTTGTAAACGGTTTTATTTTTTTACCAGTTTTTGATTTACTTATTCTTTGTTTAGTTTCTTCACTTGTTACTTTGCCTTTATTATGTATTGAATGATGTAGGGCTTTACTTAACATTTGGAGATTTAATATACAGTTATCGGTTTTTATTCCGTTTTTGTGATGGATTACATAACCAGCTGGAATTTCAAATCTGTAAAAATCTTCAAATATTAGGCGGTGCAAAAACCGTCCATGATTACCCTCTCTTCTTGAAACAATTGTATAATATCCTCTTTCATTTATTGTTGCTCTTCCGAATTTGGTAAATAATGTTTGTGGAATTTCAGTTTCCATTATTATCAACTCACGAATGTTTTTATGAGTTAATATTTGTTTTTTATAGTATATATTGTTTTTTAGGAACAGAGGATTTATTTATTTTATTTATGATGATTTTATGTTGGAAGTATGGTTTGAAACTATCAATTTAATTGAAATAATGATTGTTTATTTTAGTGTTTGTTGATTTTGTTTTTATATTTTTATTCGTGTTTGCATTTATTTTAATGTAATGATTTAAGTTTACTTTTTTTTAGAATTTAATATATAGGCAATAGTTAATGTTGGTTGATTTCTTGTTTTGTTATTTACTGTAAATAAGATTATGATGGTTATTAGCACTGGTTTTTGTTGCTGGTGTTTTGTGCTTATTTATCTTATTTTTTTATTTATGTTATTTATGTTTCCAGTGTAAATGTTTATTTTGTTTCTTGTGATTTTTTATAATAATTTATATATTTATTTATTTTATTTATTTATTTATTTATTTTATATATTAGTTATATATTGTATATAATTATTTATTATTTTTATATATTTATTTATTTTATTATAGAGAGGGTTATACCTATTATTATATATAGAAAATATATAAAAAAACAAAACATTTAAATACTAATAAAACATAATTATAATTATAACTACAAAGGTGATTTAATATGGCAAACATAGTTGAAATTATTAATGACATGGAACACACAAACATTGTAACTTTTAACACCGTAAACGGAAACCCAATGCAAACTGTTGAAGTAGATGGTGAAAGCATGATAGCAAGACCATTTAGTTGCTACAACTGGGAAATTATATTAGATGGTGAACCAGTATGCTTAAACCCAATGAACTACAATGGAGAATACAAAACTATTGAATATGAAATGAACTGGGACACAATGGAAAAATGCGAGTTTTGGTTAATTTACAACTTTGAAAAGGCATACATTTACGAAGAATTAAGTGGTGAGTTTTTAGGTGAAATTACAAAAGTTTTAGACCCAAGAAACATTGCAGAAAGATTAGCAGATATGAAGGAAGCTGGTGAAATATAAAACACCAGCAACATTATTTTTTTTATGATGGGGGATTAATTTATGGAGTACGAACACAAATTTAACAACAATTGCAAAGATAAGTATGAGTGTACAGCATACCAGTTATTTGGAGTATGTTATGATTGTGGTGATGATGATGAGTAAATTCGATTTTAAAGAAGTGGGTGTGGAAATTCCACACCTTGCAGATATTGAAAATATACCAAATCCATTATATTTGGAATGTGTGGCAAAGTTTAGTAACCATAACGGTTGGAGCTGGTATGTTATTGCTGGTAAAGATGTTGGTGATGATTGGGATTTATACTGTTATGTTGTTTCACCATTAGCATTAGAATTTGGTTTTGTTGATTTATCAGATATTTTAAATGGTGGTGGTGCGATGTTTTGTACTACTTGGAAACCTTGTAAAGTTAAAGATTTATTGGAGGATTGAGTAAATATGAATGAGTATTGCCTTAACTGTTATCACTGGGAGTCCAATGAAGCTTATTGTAGATTGCATAAGGAAACACATAATGGTTACCATAATTGCAAGGATTGGAAGAAAGATAAATTTAAATAACATTCACCTTTGTTAATATACACTGTTACCATCACCAACTCTATTATTTTTAATTGCTTTTTTTATTATTTTAACATACTTGTTTTCATTGTCTTTTATCATCTATTTATTATATATTTAACATTAAAAATTTTATTAGTTTTTATAAGAGTATAGGGTGAAGGAGAAGTTGAAAAAATAACCTTTGACAGAAAAAAATCTTTTTTGCTACAAAAATAATTCACCGAAAAAAAAATTATCAAAAAAAAATTGAAACTTTGCCGAACATAAAAATTACACATTGCATCATAAAATTTTCAGCTTCTCCTAAAAACAAAAACTCATTACTTTATGTGATACTTATGGAAATAACTGCACCAGCAAAAACTAACCGAACACACTTTATAAACAAGGACTACAAAGAAAAACTATTAAACCCAGTCGATACAATAAAAGTTGATGATACAAATCGTGGAACACACATCAAACCATACCTGCCAGTAGCATTATGCGATAACCTAATAATGCAAAATGTATTCCTATCAATTTGTATTGACACATTAGCAGAAGATACAATATTAAATGATATAAGCTTCAATGGTTTAGATTCAGATAAAATAAAATTAGAAATAGTTAAAGAGTTTTGGTTGAATAATCAAGATGAATTATTAAAACAATTAACCGATTATTACAGTTACGGTTTTGGTGCATCAGAAATTATCTTTGCTGGAAACGAACCTGTGGAGATAGTGCAAATACAAGCTGACACATTATACATTAAAAAAGAAACGGTTAAAGAATATGAAACTGGTGAGTCCAAACTTGTTTATTATGCTGTGCAACAAGTAAACGGTGTTGACAAAGTAAAAATGCGATTACTAAACAGATTAGATGAATATCCGTCAAATGATGAAGATTTAAAAATTTGTTTTTGGTTAGGTGGAGGTCGCAGAAGTAGTTTCTTTGATTATCCTTGTTGGTTACCAGCATTTAATCATGTAAGTGCAAGTGTTAGTTTGGATATGTTGAATGCTGATAAATTGGCAAATGGAAATTTAATTAGTGGTATTTTAACTATTATTAGACCACCAGCACCAATAAACCTAAACAATACAGATGGAACAATATCCGATATACCAGTGGAAGATACACTGGAAGAAAAAATGGAGGAAAAAGGCAGTGGTTTATTCACATTGGAATTAACTACTTTAAATCCGGACATTCCATTAGATGTTAAATATATTCAAATCAGTGAATCTAATTATCAGTATTTGGAAGAGTTAGGTAAAGACAGTGATAGTAAAATTTTAGCTTGTATGAAAATACCAAAAGCACGATTATTAATTGATGACACCACCGAGTCCATGAACAGTAATAAAACTAATACATTATACAAAATTTACAGTAATGAGTTATCTAAAAGGCAAAGACCATTGGAAAACTTAATCCGTAACTTTAATGAAACTTTATTTGAAATCACAGCCAAAGTTGATATTGTTACACCAGTATTTGTTGATGATAAAGAAATTGAATCTAACATAAATACTACATTATTTGATAAAGGATTAATCACCTTTGGACAAGCAGTACACAAAATATTAGAGTTATTTCCGGAATACGAGGAATATTTGGATTTAAGTATTGATTATGCTAATCCAATATATAATGAAAGATACTATAATGGTAAACCATTAGGATTAACAGAAAAATTGAACAACCCAGTAACAGAAGTAGGAGATTTAATTGACTACACACAAATCAATAAACTTCTTTCAGAAGAAAGCAACAATAGATAAAGCACACCACGATAATGTAGCATATAAAATACAAGTATATGCAAATCGTAAAGTTGATGAGTTAGTTAAAGACTTCAACGATGCTGGAATATCAAATAAACCTTTACCCTCAATGCTAACCGCCGAATTATCTATTTTAAACAAACCGGAAGTTTACAAAAACTACAATCGCATAATACAAAGCAAATATACCAGTAATGATGCAATAAACAATATGCTTGTAAAAAACAAAGCACAAAAAGACTTGGAATATATTGTTACTGCTGAAATGGAAAGAATAAGTAAAAACTTGGATTATGTAGAACAAGTAATGCAAACTTATGAAATACAAACAAGTGAGTATAATAAATTATTACAAGAACAAAAAAATAAAAGTGTTGCCAACCGTAAAAAAATATTAGAAGAAGTAGCATACCAAAAAGGTGAAATATTAAAAAGTGAAGGATTAAACATACCAAGTCATGTTTTTACTTATAAGGATTTGGAAACCACAGCACAGTCATTACTTCGACAATCACAAATGACAGCTGGATATGAAGAAAAACAAGCAATAAACCAACATTACATTAACAATAACAAAAGTCCAATATATACACATAAAAAATGGATACATACTCATCGTGGAAAAACAACAAGACACAGCAGTAATCATATGCAAAAAGTAAGATTTGATGAACCATTTATTGTTGTTAATGATAAAACTTTACATATTGACGAAATGATGTATCCTTGCGACCCAAGAGGAAGTTTCAGTAATGCTTGGATTTGTTATTGTGAATGCGATTATATGATTGGTGAAGATGACCCACACAGTGATACTTTAAATTATACTACTGGCACAGTTAAAGTTTCTAATCCTAATTTATTTAAACCAGTTACACCTATCAGTCCAACAACAGCAAAACCAATTAAATTTGGTAGTTTATCCAAACCTTATGTTAACACTGGTACACCAGTTAACCGTTTAATTGATGTTAATATTGATGGTATTGAAAGCATAAATCATAATTACCTAATTGATGGTAGTAAATTAGATATTATTCTTAATGATGGTAAATATTACTATAATGGTTTGCAGTTATCCAGTTATAATGAAAGTAGTCAAATTGGTAAAGTTTCTAAAAAAGCAGTTACAAATCATAATAATCAATTTAAAGTTACACAGCCAAAAAGTGAATTTATTGATGTTAATGATTTTCAATATGCTTACCTTAAAGATAAAAATGCCTACTTATTAGATGAGGGGGAGGGTGCTTTTATTAATGCTAATGGTAAATGGGAGTATAATGGTTTAGAAGCTGATTATTCACTAATGGATAATAGTGGTGGTTATTTTAATGCAGAGTCAATTGAAAAACATAATCACCAAGTAACTGGTAAACAATACAAAAAGGTTACTGCTGATAATATTTTAACCACTGTTGAACAAAAACCATTAACTAATGAAGTAGTAAATGAAAATGCTGAAATTATTGACATAAATGATTTACACCAAAGTATGTTTGACAAGAACAAATTCCTTGTTGATGGTGATGTTGATAAAGTTGATTATAACGAAAGCACTGGTGAATATAGTTACAAAGGATTAGTAATTAAAGATTATGATGCTGATATGGATGCTGGTTTCATATATATAAATGAAATAACAGACCATAATCAAAAATTAGGAGATAATACAACTTATACTAATGTTGAAGGTAAATTTGTTAAAGGAGAACCAATTGAGTATGATTTATTAAAACTTAATGAAGATGGTGATGCCTACACTGTTGATAAATATTGGTTAACTAAAAATGAAGTCAGTGGATTATATGAGTTAAATGGTTTACCAGTTGATGAGTATATGGGCAATGACACATATATTATTTCAAAAGTTAAAGTTGATGAGCATAATTCCCAATTTGGTATTAAACCAAAACATGATACAAATAATACCGAAGTAATGGAATTACAAGATGAAACCAGCAATAAAGTTACACAACCCGCATATATTGATGATGATGGAATGGGTGTTGACTCATTAAATATAACCACCTATATTTATGGTGATTTAACTCCAACAGAAGTTAAATTTAACAATACAACTGGTAAATATGAGTTGCAAGGTTTAGAATTAGATGAATATGACCCATCAACTCATTTTGGTAAAGTTTCCACTGCTAAATTTAAAGAGCATAACGAAAAATACAAAGACATTAAAATTGACAAACCAGCATTAAACAATAAATATATTAATGCAATGACTACCATAGAAACCGTAAAAGAAAACGGTGAAATCTATATGGTGGACAAAGCCACTGGTAAAAAATATGTTTACGATGAAAAAGCAGAATACGAACAAGCACAAGATATTGAGCAAATGAAAGTCAGCTATGACACACCGGAATATGACAGTACAGCACACTGGGGTCAATATGGACATCAAATTTTAAATGGTTTAATATATGGTGTTAAGAAATATGGTTATGATGCTTATACTCCATATTTAAAACAAGCACAGCCAATACTCGACAAATTAAGAGTAAACAGTAAAGAAATATTAAATGCTGAAACAGATGCACAAAAAACATTATTATTAGAAAGAGAAAAAGGTTTAATGAACAAGTTAGGAGATATTGTTGATAATATTCCAAGACAAAGTGGTTGCGGTGCAAGTTTAAAAAGTATTAAAAATGCAATATGGGAGATAGTGTATATGGATAAATCAATTATGAAATCACCAGCATTATTACAAGACACATTCTTTGTAAGGTTTGGACATTTTGATAAAAGCTGGTGTGAAGTTGGTAAAAATGTTAAATTGGAGGGTTACACATCAACTACTTATGAGTCCAATAGTGCATCACATTTTGAGGATAAAATGGATGAAAATCCTAATCGTTGGGCAATCTTGATTATGGCTGATGAGGGAAGTAGTGGTATAAGATTAAATGACCAATTTGATGCTTTAACTTCTGAAAGGGAATGGTTGTTGGCTCGTGACCAAGAGTTTGAAGTTGTTGAGTTTAATGAGGAAATGAGAACTGTTGTGTTAAGAGTAATACAAAATGATTTATATAATTAAAAATATAAATATATTTTAATTAAAATGTGAGTTGAATAAAAGTTATGTTGGAAATTAATGAGGATAAAATTAATGATTTTAAGAATGATTTAAAATATTATAGAGGTTGGTTGCCTTTTCAATTTATACCTTATATTAGTTTGTCCAATAGAAAAGTTTTTTTAAAATCTGCTGGTTTATGGGATAAAGTTAATCAGAGGAATTTGGAAGTTATGCAGGGTATAAGAGATAATGAACCTCATAGTGATGTCTATTTAGATAGTTTGTTGAAAAGTTGGATTATGGAAAATCCTAAATTTAAAGACCTTGTTATTTTTGATTAGTTTAACTATATTAGTATTTTTATGCTCACTTTTTAGTGAGGTGTATTTTTTCATAGTATTGCCTCCTTTAAAATATAGGTGTCCTTTAATGGACACCATTTAATTTAATAGTATTTTAATTATTCAAGACACTAATTCCATTGTCACAGATGGAATAGTGAAAACCTAAAATAAATTATTTTTGAAGTGTATTAACGATGACCGAATTATATGTAACTGGTGTTGTAATAGCCAATGGGATACCGGACAGTGATGGAGATGTTCTAACCAAACCGGAAATAAAAGAAATCTTCACCAAATATACTGTCCAGCAGACTGACATACAACACAGTTATATCAGAAATGATGGTGTTGATGTTATAGGAAACTGGATTACAGAAACACCAACAATAATTGGTGGTAAATCTGTTCCGGCTGGAAGTTGGTTATGCACAACAAAAGTAACAAACGAAGAACTATGCGATTTACTATTAAATCGTGAAGTAAATGCTTATAGCTTGGGGTCTACACCGAAATCTGCTTTAATGCCAGTAATTGAAAAAGGTTTAACTTATAGCGATGTTGCTGACATTGAAGACATTGTACCACTATTCATATCATTTGTGAAAAAAGGTGCAAACGGTTACGATTTTGAAGTTATGAGCCACGAAGTATTTATCAACAAAAACGAAAAAGTTGAGGAAGATAAAATGACAGAAAAAAATGTTGAAATTCCAATCGAAGATGAAAAAATAAGTTTATCTGCTTTGGAAAAAATAAAAGACATCTTCGGCATTAACAAATCCGACAACACAGAAGTTGTTGAACCGGAAACTACTAATGCTGAACCAGTATTTGATGAAAAAGCATTTATGGAAAAAGTAGAAACCAAAATTGCAGAAGGAATTGATGCTGGAATAAAAGCATACAAAGAGGAAGAAGCTAAAATCCTTGAAAAACAACAAGCCAAAGAAAAAGCAGAAGAGGAAGAAGCTGAAACCACCGAAGAAACCAAAGTAGAAGATGAACCAGTGGAAAAAGTTAAAGTTGATGATGAACAAAAAATCAACAAAGAAGACAAATCCACAGTAAAAACCGAAGAAGTAACCACACCACAAGTGGAAACAAACTTCTACCAATTATCCGGCAGAGAATATGCAACCGGAATAAAAATCAAAAAATAAAATAAATTTAATGTTTGTGAGTTGATTAATAATGCAAGTTATTACCAAAGAAAATATTCAAAACAATGAGTCCTTTATTTTAAAATGGGCTAATGATGTTGTAAAAAGAGATGGAGCATACAACCCATCATGGAAAAACCCAAGCGAAGCAGATAGTTTCCTTGTAAATGTTGAAAACCAAACCTCCATTATAAACGAGTGCAGAATGATTATAATGGACAGTATGCAATACGATGTATCCTATCTTCGTGTTAGGGCTAAATTGCAATATATGGGTAAAAGAACCGGTGGAAATGCTGGAAAACAATTAACATCAGATTATACTACTGATATTACCGAAGCTGTACCGGAGTTTAGTAAATCAAGTTTACTTGCTGTACCATTCAGTTGTTTCACCTACACACCTAAAACATTCTTATTACAAAACATTGAAAAAGCAAACTTTTTACCTTTAATGGAACAGTTATTAGCTGAAAGATGTGGTTATAGTGCTGAACAAATTGGTATGTACGGTATTAAAAAAGGTTCACCAACCAGTCAAGATGGATTACAATATTTGGATGGTATTTTCCAACAAATGAAAGCAGTTGCAACAGCTCATGCATCAGCTGTTAGTGGTGGAACTGCATTACCGGATGACCCTATTGGTTACTTTACTGACATTAACATTAATGCACCTTTAATTCCACAATTAAAGAAAATGTTAACCCAATACAGTATTCAAAAAGGTAATAGGTCTAATGCAAAATTCTATGTATCCAACTTAATCTATGGTTTATTAGTTGAAGAAGCTGATGCAAGACAAACCGATGCTGGTGACAGCTTATTCTTTAATGGTACTGAATTAAGAATTTGGAATACAAGATTACAAGTAGCTGATTTCTTGGATGACCCACAAAACGATTTCGGTGAGCAAATACTTCTTGCTGACCCAGACTCTATTGTATTTGGTTTCTTGGATGAAATCACATCAGAAAACAGTTACGAACATGATAAAAAATCCTACCTTTCATCTGTTGATGTATTCTTTGATGTTCTTGTATTATGGAACAAAGATGTACTTGTAGCAGAGGTGGTGGATACTCCCATTGGGGACTAAATACCACTTCGACTCCTTTGGGGATAGTGCTTGTAGCGAATTCCTTGCAAGTGGAACAGTAGAAACTACTGGGCAAGAAGAAGGAGATTATATAGAAGTCAAAGTATTAACCAACACCAGTTTAAATCCGGAATTCATCGGTAAAAAATACTGGATTGTTGAGGATGCTAAAAAAGATGGTAGTGAGGCATACCAATTATACACCGGTGCTGGAACTGGTGGAACTGGAATGTATGTGAAAATATACAGTGAAGCACCAAAAAGAACTGTAAGTTTTAGTGTTTTAGATAACAGTGATGACAGTGCTATTCAAGGAGCATCAGTTGTAATTGGTGATGTTACTAAAACTACTGGAAGCAGTGGTGGATGTACTGCAAGTTTAACTGATGGAACATATGAGGTTGAAGTTGCTAAATCCAGTTACACTACAAAAACAGAAACTATAACTGTTGCATATGATGAGGTTTCATTTACAGTGAAATTAACATCAGCATAAGTGGACAAAAAAAAATAATATTTTCCACTTTTTTAAATCTTTTTTAAAGGTGGGGTGGTCTACTTATGGAAGATGAAAAAATCATAAAAGAAATATTATACAAATTAGATGGTTGGATATTAGAAGATGACATAGCTGATGATGATACTTTAACTGATATGGATTTCAACAAATCCATAACATCAGAGGAAGTTTTACATTTCTATAATGTGGCATATAACTATGCTTTAAGTTACATAAAATTATCCGCATTTCCAACAGTTACTAAAACAGTTAATGGTGTTGAAGTTGAAGAAATAAGCGACCAAACATTTACTGCATTATGTTTATGGGGAGCTGGATTAATTTATCGTAAATACAATGTAAGAAGCAATGACCAAATAGATGACAATATGTCAATAGGTTATGGTGATAGTTTAATCATTCAAGCAAAAGAAATGTTAAAAGGTTTCAAAAGCTATGGTTTTTATGCCTATTAAGTGAGTTGAATATATGGGTGCTTGGAATGAGTTAGACACAGAAATAACAGTTGATGTTGACACCAGTGAATTAGAAAAATTATTAGATATGCCTAATGAAAGTGGTGTTTTTGACCCTTTACTACAATCAGTTGAAAAATTAATTAAAAATGTACACGATGGTAGTAAAGAAGCAGTTGAAGATATTGCAAACCGTAATCGTAGTTTTCAAGAACAAGCAATTAATTTATATTGTACAAATCCAAGTGGAATGTTAGCTTCAAGTATTGAAAAACAACAAATTAATGGAGGATATGGTTTTATTGTTGGTACAACAATTAATCATATTTATCCAATGGCTGTTGAATACGGTAGAAAAGAAGTATATCCTATAAAAGCAAAAACATTAGCTTTTTATTATAAAGGTGAGTTAATTTTTCGTAAAAAAGTTGGTAGGTCAAAACCAAGACTGTTTGTTGCAAGAGCTTATAGAAAAACAAGTACAATTGCAGACCAAATAGTTTTAAGGAAAGTTGAAATTGCTAAAAAAAGAATGTGAAAATTATGTTAAATCTTGATAATATTATATTAAATATTTTAACGAATGAAAAAAATAATGGAAACAATTTATTGAAGCATTTCCATATACAGCACCCAAGTAAACGGGTTGCCGAAGAGTCTAATAGTATTTTTGTTGCTTGTGTAAGTAGTGAAAATAATATTGATGGATTTGATTTCAGTAGTTTTCGTGACCTTGTTGAAATTTTAATTGTAACTAAACAAGAAGATTACAGTAAAGCAATTACAATTATTAAAACTGTTAGTTATGAAATTTGTAAATTAATAATGTCTAATAGAGATAAATTTCCAAATAAACCCATTATTCGTAATGTAAATCCGGAATTTAACAATGATTTTGTGTTAAATCGTGGGCATATTTTAGTTGAATGTAACACTGAACCAGTTACATTTGATTTAACTGATGATGAGTATAATATTTGTAATGTTTACTTAAAAGAAGGAATTAACAATGAGTAAATTTGATTTAGATGATGAATTAAAAAAACTTGAACAACCGGACTGGTTAATCACTGCATTTACAAAAACAGTTGATTTAAGTAAAGTGAAATCAAAGTCCGAATTGAATAAAGAGTTTAAAAAATATATGGAGATAGGAAAATGACTGCTGTTGTACCAAGTATTCATGTTTTTAAAAGAAATAATAGGGTTAACACAAGACCGGGTATGGCTGGTAAAGTTGCAATCATTGGTGCATTTGACACAACCGAAACTAATCCTACTTTATTTAATAGTTTAGATGAGTTACAAACAAGTTTCGGTGATGACAGTACTTTTAATGGTTGTGATTGTGCTAAATGGTTATTTAAAGGTGGAGCATCAAGTTTATTATGTGTAAATATCACAACTTGGAGCAGTGCAACACCACCAGTAGCCACTAAAACAGTAACTTCATCAAATCTTGCAGATGCATTGGCAAAGATAAAAGGTGAAGATTGGGATATTTTATTTGTTGCTGACAATTTAACCGATGCTTTTATTGTTTTAATTGACTCTTACTTGGATGCTACATTTGAAATGAAATGTCCAGCTGGATTTACAGTTGGTTTAACTGGTGCAAATTCAAGTGATAATATTACAAGTGCTGGTAAATGTGGTGACCATTGTTATAGTGCTATTGTACAAGGATTTAAAATTAATGAAACCACTTTAACTGTTTTACAATCAATTGCATATTATACTGGCTTAATAGCTGGAATGAATGTTGGTAATACCATGACTATGAAAACAGTTACTGGTGTCACTGGTTTAAATAATGAATTAACATTTGAAACTGGTAGTACTGGAAAAGCTTATGTTGAAGCTGGAATATCAACTTTTAAATGTGCTGACCGTAATAATGACCGTTATATATGTGTTAACAGTGAACAGCCAAATGGTTATGATTTGTATGTTAATCGTGTTAGGGATTTCATTATTAAAGAAATGTCATTGGCAGAGTATTTAGGTGAAAGAAATCGTAAGTTAACATTGGATGAAATTGAACATATGTTATCCAGTATTAAAGAAAGATGTGTTACTGATTTGGATTTACTGGAAGACATACAATACCATGTAGAGAAAAAGAATGCTACCTGTGTTGATGTGGTATTGGATAGTTTAACATTTGCCGGTTTAATTACAAGAATAGATGTTTACTATACTATTGAGGTGATATAATGGTAACTGTTGATGATAAACAAATTATAATCGGTACTGATGAAGTTATGAGTATAATGTACGGTACTGGTGTTAAAGGTTCACCGGAAACACAAGAGTCCACTACTGATACTTTTAGTGGTGCTGTGGTTCAAGGTAAAAGAAAAGTTGCTTGGAGTCTTGAAATTGAAAAACTTCGTTATGAAGGTATGGCACAGCACAAACAGTTATCCGAGAAATTAGAAAAAATGATGGAAGTTGCAGATGATGTAACTGTTATTGAAACTGTTTATCCAAAAGGCAATAATCCGTACCAAGTTATCGACCATTATTATGGTTGCCTTGTTAATGGTAATGATTTTGATATTAAACCAACTGAAAACACCGCAGAGTCTTTGAAGTTTAAAGCTTCAAGTCATAAAAGGGAGTGGAAGGAGTTACCAGCGGATTATACTAATGAAATTGATGAGGAATAAAAACTAATATTTATTTCTCATATTTTTTTTATTTTATTTTTATTCTTATATAATTTAATATATATTTAATTATAGTTTTTATATGATTATTTTAACCGAATTAATTAAAACAACAAAACAGATAATTATTTTAACAATCCAAATAATTCTATTAATTATTATAGTATTATTATTTATTTTAAAGGAGGAAAAACACAATGGCAAACATTGAAGAATTAAAACAACAAGAAATAAACGAACTAAAAACCAAAGTAGAAATCGAGGAAGTAGGATTAGAAGAACTAATAGTTTTGGGTGAACACAAAAAAACACCAATACACATAACCTATCCAAACGAAGATGGAACAAAAACCAAATCCAAAGCATTAATCAGACAACTAACCTTAAAAGAATTAGACAAAGTAAAAGTAAATAAAAAAAACATAATAAACTTAAATCGTGAAATACTAAAATTAGGATTATTTAAATCCACTGGTGATAAATTCACAACAGAAGAAATAAACTTTCTACCATTAGGAGTTGTAAAAACCGTTGCCGAAGCAATACTGGAATATAGTGGTATAGATGAAACACAAACCAATGCTTTAATGGATTTTTAAATTTGGAGAACGGAAAAGGTAAACACTTAACTGTTCTTCACTTACATACAAACTACAAAATAACAGATAAATCCATACAAGATATGACCCTACTTCAATATAATGCAATATTAATAATAACAAATGAAATAATCCGATTTAAACAGAAAAACAAACCATTAGTAGTGATTTAAAATGGCAGATAAAGAAATAAATGTGAAATTTGCTGTTAATGTTGATGATAACGAAGTGCAAGGATTAGAAAAAAGACTTGCAGAGTTAAAAAACAAACAATTGCATACCAAATTAGATGTTGACACTGGCAAGTTAAATGAAGTTAACACTGAAATTGAAACAGTAAAAACAAAAATAAAAACTTTACAAGGTAAAGCAGATGTTGATGATGCTGAAATTAAATCATTAGAAGCAGAATTACAACAATTAGAAGCTAAAAAAATTGATTTGGAAGTTAAAGTTTCACAAGATGAATTAAAAATTGCACAACAAGAAGCGAAGGAACTGGATAGTAAATTAGATGCTATTGATGATGATGTTATAACACCACAAGTAAACAATATATCAGCAATGGAAGGAATACAACAATTAGCAGATGGTTTTAGTAGGGTAAAACAAGGTGCAACGGAGTTAGGACAACAAATAGGTGGTGTATTAGAGTCAGCTGGAAAACAAGAAACCAACAAGGCATTTTTAACTAATGCACTTGGTGGTGATGTTGAAAAAGCAAATCAATCAGTTGATAAAATCAACGGTATTATTCAGAAACTTCCCGGTGATGATACAGCATTGCAAGGTTTATTATCATCTGCTGTTGGTAAAGACTCCTCATCAATGTTAGCTGAAAATGGAAAACAATTAGATTTAATGGCGAATAATGCTGTTGATTATTTTCAAGCAATGGCATACTATGGTAAACCAGCTATTGAAGCACAACAAGATTTAAACAACTACTTAATGACTGGTATGACTTCGGAAATTGAAAGAAGTCCGATTTTAGCTGGTCATGTTGATGAGTTAAAAAAAGCAAGTACCATTCAAGAAAGAAATGTTGCATTGCAAAAAGCATTAAATGAAGAAGGTTGGGGTGGTATGGGTCAAGCCGATACCTATAATAACAAACTTGAAACATTTAATGGAATGCTTGAACGAGGAAGATATAATCTTGGGGGTATGTTTCAAGAGGGTGCGAAAGGGGCTATGGATTTCATATTAAAAATGGATGAAGCTTCTGGTGGTCTTGTTGGTATGGGTATTGCATTAGGTGGAATGGCATCACCTTTAACAGATATGTTGTTTGGATTAGGTCAAATGGCAACTGGTATAAATGCATTGAAAGGATTAGGGTTTATTAAATGGTTAAAAGATTTGGAAATTGCAAATAAACTTGCTAAAATATCGCAATTGGAATTAAACTTTGCATTTTTAACAAACCCAGTATTTATTTTAGTTACTGCTTTAATTGTATTAATAGGTGTTTTAGTATGGGCATACTATAATGTGGACTGGTTTAGAGAAATGGTTGATAATGCCTTTGCAAGTCTTGTCCAATTAGGTCAACAAATCTACAATGCAGTAATACCAGTTATACAATGGTTATCGAATTTATTTCAACAATTCACAGCACAGTTGGGTTTAAATACTAATGATTGGGCACAAGCAATTATAGGTTTCATTGCATTTATTCCATCGTTACCTTTGCAAGTTGGTATAGCATTAACTAATACAATTGCAAGAGCATTAGGATTTAAAGGAAATTTTGTTGCAACATTACTTCAAACAGCATTAGAGGGTGTGCAGAACTTTGCCAATGCCATAATGGGAATACCACAAGCATTAGAAAATTGTTTAAATTGGGCTTACAATGTTATTATGAACAATCCAATTGTTCAAGCATTGCAATGGTTAGGTGAACAAGCTTCAAGGGCATTTAGTGTTTTAGGATTAGGACAATCCAGTCCGGGTAAAATAGTTAAAGCAATGAGGCAAGAATTGGAATGGACACAAGAAGCTGTTGAAGATAGTGATTTGGCTTCATCAACTGCTAAACTTGGTGCTAATGTTAGTGGTAGTTTTAATCCTAATTTAGATACTATGAATGGTGATGTAGGAACATTAAATACTGGAAGTTTCGGTCAAGTTAATAATATTTACATTAGTGATATTGTTGTGGATAATGATGACCGTGTTGACCGTTTGTGTACTGAAATTGCAAGAAGAATTAATTGGGATAATACAACAGCAGGAAGGACAGTGTAAAATTATGAGTGATGATGTTTTTTTGAGTATAACTCCAAGAGATACCAGTATTATTGAATTTTTAAATACTGGTATTCCTTTAAGAGTTGTAAGTGGAAGTTTAAGTGTAAAACCGGATATTAAATTTGATAAAACCGATTTAAACAACAGTCAAGATTTCATAAATAACAGAAGTGCTAACAAAGATAGTTTTGAAATTACAGTACTACTAAATTATAATGACCGTATTGGAAGTCAAAGAGTTGTCGATGTACTTGGATACTACATGATACAAGGTGTTTTGTGGTATGTTAACACAAGAGCAGTTGGAATTAAAAAAACTTATACTTATATGATAACAAAAAATGACAGCAGAAAACAGGAATATGATGATGGTTATGTATTATGGGATTTAACATTTACTAAATATACTCCAATCACTTATTCAGAGTTTAAAACTTCAAGTAAAGCTGTTCAAAATGCTATCAAGCAACACGATAAACTTATTGGTAAAGCAGAAGCAAAAGCAAAAAATACAGCTTACGAACAGTTAAGAAAATGCGACAGATTAAAGTTAGCATATAGTCCTAAAAAGAAAGTGCTTAAATGTGTGCAATACTTACAATATGTTCTTTATTTGCAAGGTTTCTTAACCAAAAAACAAATCAACGGTTGGTATGATGTAAACACCAAAATGGCTGTTAAACACTACCAACAGAAATATCACAAAAGTCAAGGTCTTCCGATTAGTGGAAATATGAATAGTGCAACATTCAGAAGCTTATGTGGACAAGTTGGCAAAACAATACAAGTAAAATCAACATTACCAAAAACTAACGATTTTACACACACTAAAATTAGTGATGAGATAATTATAGGATAATAATAGTATGAGTTATGGAAACATATTTATTGAACAAATAACTGGGCAAGGATTAGTTTACACCACTTGGAAAAAAGGAACTTGCAACAAAATACCCTTTAAAAAATATACAATAAAAGAAACTGATTTCCGAGTCAAAACAGCAACATTCACCACACCACAAAAAATAGATTTAACATTAGGACAATTCGCAGTATTAATGGTGAGTAGTTACCATGAAAACTTTGCTGGTGAAATATTAGATGTTGACTACGATGAAGAAAGTAAAATGTATACTTATCAGTGCCAAGATTGGAGCAGACAATACATATCCAAATTTGAATGGTTTGGAAACTATATGAAGCTATATAATTTCTTACGAGTCCTAATAACAAGAGGTGGTGTTGGTATGAAACCATCGGCGAAGGATTTAAAGAAATTTTATACTGTACTATCTGGATTGAAGAGTATCAGTTGGTATAGTCAAGATTTGTACAAAGGAAATATTTTCAAAGGAAATCCGATGCAACAAACGGTTTCTTTAATTGCAAGAGATAAATCATGGATTGAAGTTATACGAGCATTAGTTTATAATAGTTTAGGGTTCTTTGATGTTTGGTTTAATGATAGGGGAGCTATACAAATCGAACCAATATCAAAAACTGACTGGGAAAACACTGGTCTTGTTTTAAAGCACGATTTTTATAATAGGAAGATTAAATTTGCCACAACTAATGTTATTACTGGTGTTAGAGTTAATGGTGAAGGTTTGGAATTAGGAACTGGGTATGGTGCTTCACAATTTACAAAATTAAGATTAGATGCTTTTTTTGGTGAGCAAATTGTATCAATGAGCAATCCAAACAAAAACACTAATAAAAGCAATGCTGTTAAATCAAACACTTCAAATAAGAATAATACTAACCAAAATGGCAATCCTTATAACAACAAAGCAAAAAAGGTTTGGATTAACAGTGATAACGGTAGTAATAGTATGAAAAATGCTTTGATTGATGCTTTAAAGAATGATGGTTGGACTGTTCACGATGGTGGAACTTGGAGTAATGCACATATTCAAGATGTATTCAACTTGGATAGCAGTTACAGTGTATATATAACATTGTATAATGGTTTTTGTGCTGGAACAATTAGAGAAGCTTACAGCAGTTATGTTCAGAACCCATTAAAAGAAAAAGGTGTACAATTAGTGCCAATTTGGGATAGTAGTGATTGGACAAATCCAAATGGAATGAAACCCTACCGTTATGGTGATTTCAGTGGATATAATGCTGGTAGGGCTTGGGATGATAATTTCAGTAGTAGCGACCCATCTATTAGTAATGTTGGTGATTTTATGAAACAAAATAAAGCAACCTATTGTGTGAGTCCTACTTGCTCTGAAATAATGCAACAATTTAGAGCTGGTGGATATTTCAAATATAAGGGGATTAATGTATGAGTGATGATTATGCAATAAGTAAAACTAATCAAGAATTGCTTTTAAAGTCGGAAGCAAGTAAAAAAATATATGAAAATGCTCGTGAGTTCCTAACATTAAGTTTAACATTGCCATTGGGAAATCCAGCTTTAAAAAAGGTTCATACGAACCAATGGTTGTTTACAGAGTTGCCTAAACATTTTGATTTGGCTAATTGGACTATTATTGCAGATGCTTTACAATCTAATGAAACAAGAAATGTTAAATATGTTAAAAACCGTTGGTATATAGATGGAGTTGATATAACTGTTGATAGTGGTGGTAAATCTGAAATGAAGTTGTCATTGAATGCTTTTGCAAGTAGTCGGAAAGCTTATACTGATATGGCAAAAGAAATGACAAAAGCATTTCGTGATGCTGTAAATGCAGAAAAAGAAAAAAAGAATAATGATAATGATAACAGTAATGCGGTTAGCAATAAGAATGGAGTAATTAACGAGCAATGGGTTAAGGATTATGGTGTTCCATCGATAATTGTTGATAAAATTAAGCAAATTTGTAGTACAAGTAATAGTGATGAAGACAATGTCCGTGCTTGGTTTAATTGGATGGACGATAATGTAACTTGGGAATATTATACAAACCACCAAAAAAGTGAAGAACAAGTCATTAATGATGGTAGAGGAAACTGTGTTGATAATTCAAGGGTCTTTCGTGGTGGTTGCCTTGCATTAGGAGTTAAATGCAACTTCGTTAAGAATTCCTGTATCAGTCATCAATACAATATCGTATACCTAAACGGTAATGGTATTGTTGTTGATACGGGTAGAGAATTAGCTTCATGGGGAAGTCATTGGGGAGATGGTGGCTGTCCGGAGGAAACTGAAACAAGTTGGTGATTAGATTGGAAGATGAAGTTTTTTATGAATTGGGTGTTGACATCGATAATAATTACACTTTTAATGATGGGGATTTGAAATTATCTTTTTACGATGATAACCTTGTTCAAGCAATTAGTAATCGGTTGAATACACAGTTAAATGAATTGTCTTTGTTTTATACTGATTATGGTAGTGTTTTTGCAAGTTTTTTTGGTTGGAGAGCTACCGATGAAACTTTAAATTTTATGAAAGCAGAACTGGAAACAGTATTGGAAGCAGAAGAACGAGTAAATGATTGGGAAATTGATATAAATTATAATGGTGATGGTAAAGTGCAAATTGATTTGGATTTATATCCTAATGCTGATTATAGTATTAGTGCAAGTCTTATTGTAGGAGATAGTGGAGATATTGAGGTGGTTGAATAATGGCATTAGATTACATTAGCTTTTATAATACAAACGGTGAAGAAATCACTGTACCTAACTTGGTTAATCAAATGATTAATTATTATGATTTGAAAAGGGAAATTGGGGAAACAAAATTAACTGATTTCAACGAAGGAAGCGAAATTAGGAATATATTGGAAGCATTTGCAATTTTAGAGTATGCAAGACTGGAAGAAGAACACGAAAACACCAAAATAGCATTTATAAGTACAAGTTATGGAATTTGGCTTGATAGAATTGGTGAATTACCATTTATAAATTTGTCAAGAATACAAGGGGCTGTTAGTCAAGGTGAAGTTACATTCACTTTATCTGCAAGTCAAGACATCGACATTACAATTCCAGCAAATACTATTGTAGCTGTTAGTGATACTGGTTTGGATTTCATTACTACAAGTGATTGTTTTATTGGAACTGGTGAATTAACTGGTAATGCATCTGCTGAATGTTTAACAGAAGGTAGTGATGGTAATATTAGTGCCGGAAGCATTGACACAGTTAGTAGTGAAGATATTGACACTAATTTGATTAGTGTTTCTAATAGTCTTGGTTTTGATGGTGGAACTGATTTGGAAACTGATGAAGATTACCGTACACGATTATTAGAGAATGTTCAAAGTGCTGGGTTCGGTACACTACCATATTATGTTAACAATTGTGAAAATATAGATGGTGTGCATGATGTTTTATTCGTGAATGCCAGTGGTTACACAAGAAAATGTTTAGTCAATGGATATGTTAAACAAACTCCAAATGCTGTGTTATTGGAAGTTTTGACTTTTTTAACTGATAATAGTAATCATGTGTTGAACCATACCTTTACTGTTGATAAACCAGCATACACTACTGTTAACTTGGATTTCACTTTATCAGTTACTACTGAATTAGATGAGGACTTTTTAACTGAAATAATTACTTGTTTGTTTAATGGTGGTACTGTTAATGGTTTTCAGATGGATTTGGAAGGTTTGAAAATTAATGAGAGTATTACAAAAGAACGGATTGTTAGTGCTTTGGAGTTAATTGATGGTGTTATTGAGGTTACCAGTATTGAACAATCCAGTAGTGAAATAACAGAGTTAACACCAGTAGTTAATGGTGTTTTAGAACTTGGTGATTTATCCTTTGTACAGAATGAGGTATAGGGCAATGTCTGTTTTTATTGATATGCTTGTGGAGATGTTGCCTATGGCTTCATCACTACAAAATACGGATAATGAGTTTCGTAAGGTATTGGATTATACTATTGGTGCTTATATGGAAGATAAAGAACCAGTTTTTGATGAATTGTTTTTATCTTCTGCGACTGGTGGTTGGTTAGATGCCTTTGGTCGAGATTATGGTGTAACACGAAAATTAAATGAATCTGATGAAGATTATCGTAATCGTATCATATTTGAGAAGTTAGAGTATTTAACTGCTGACAATTTAAAGAATATTTTCGGTGTTGAGTTGTATAATGCTTATGATGGTTTTGACCCAACCGATAACCAATTAACAAGTGATAATACTTATTTATCTGATTGGTATGTTGGTATTGCTGATGAAACTACACGAAACATCTTGAATAAGAAGTTTATATTGGATAATACTGTTATGTGGTATGATGGTGAAGCTTTGGATTATATTTACAAAACAGATAGAACTACTCGATTACTTAAACAGTATTTAAGTATTTATCAATTAGAAGATGGAAGTAATTATTTTAAAGATAATACAGCCATTGGTAGTGTTAAATTGGATTTAAGCAACATTACTTATTGTCAGAGTTTATTTGAAGGTTGCACTGGTTTAACCACTGCAAATGTTAATTTAAAGAATTGTATTACTGCTTTTAACTTGTTTAAGAGTTGCACTAATTTAACTGATTTGACATTAGATATTAGTGGAAATCAGTGGAGAAATCCAACACAACAACAAATGACTCCAAATGCTATTTTAGGCAATGGTTGTACTGGTTTAACTTATTTGAATGTTAATGTAATTGAGAGTTATGCTATTTTATGGAAGAATGCTGTTGTAAATAATCTTGCAAGTATGTATTCAAATTTGGAAATGTTTATTTTAAACGGGGAGGAGATTGATTTAGAATGATTAGTGAGTATTTTACTGATGAGGAGTTAATCAGCCAATTACGATTATGTATTGGTGAGGAAATTGATTATAAAGCATTATTAGGACAAGTTGAAGAAGTAGACGAAAACACATTCCAAATACGATACGGAACACGAACATTCCAATTCGACCGAATACTATGCGGAGTAACAGAGGTGAATGTATGAGTTTTTTAACTCTTGAAGATGTTAACGGAACATTCTATTCTAATCAAGGTTTTTTTTGGCATTGCATCGATTTTGGTGTGATTGGTGATAAGGATTTTGAAGATGTGAAAATTGATTTCTGCGAAGCCAGTAGAACTACAAGTGGTTCTTATTATAGTTATGCTCTTGAAATTAAAAATGATTATTTTGCAGTGGCATTTTATTTGTTAGATGAGGATAATAACCTTATAAGCTCATATAGTGCCAGTGGTGGTGTTAGTGATTTGATAGTTTCTACAACCTATAAAAATGTTAAAATATTATTATATATGGGATTAAACAAGTATAATAGTTTAACTGAAATGGAGTATGTTTTAAAAGATGAAAAATTGGATTTAACTTATAAAGAATTGAGTACAAGCCAAAAGGTTAAAGTTATTGATTTATCAAGTGATGAAATTGTTGATAGTGATAGTTTAACACTAACAACTGGATTTAACAATGTTACTTGCAATGGGAATGATTGTGGTTTCTTATTGGTTAAGTTAGCAAAGTCTGATTTCCAATTCAATTGTACTCAACAGTTGACTTTGGGTAAAGTCAATACTGTAAAGTTAGGTACATTAGCAGACTATAAACCAAATGGTGATATGATAGGAGCAAACACACCAAAGATTACAGTATTGTATAAGGATACCTATATTCCAGTTGTTTGGAATAGTAGTTTAAATGACTATGTGTTTAATATTGATTTGTCGGATAATGAAATTGAAACAAATATTAGGTTCAATGTAATTATTGAAACTAATGATGTTTTAAATGCAAGTACTACAAGTGTTACATTACACTGTAATTACGAACCAATTAATAATGCTACAAAATTAGCAACATTATTCAAGAATGGTGGTGTTGGAAGATTATCTGCAAACATAACCATAAACGAAGATTTAACATTAAATAAAGATGTTTATATTGTAGGAAATGATAAAACTTTAACAATGCAAAATCATAAAATTATTGTTCCAACTGAACGGACTTTTAAAGCTGAAAATGTAACATTTAACGGTGGAAATAATACTATCCAACAAAATAATCAATCCAAAGTGGATTTAAAAAATTCTGATTTCATCAATTGCATTGGATTGGGTTCGGTTATTGATTGTCAAGTGGATATTCATAGTTTAGAAAATCCAACGGACTTTACAACACTATTAACAAATTGTAATATATCAAATTGTGATATGGCAATATTGCATGGTGGTGATTTAACTGTTGATGGTTGTACTGTTAATGGTAAGATTGGTAATAAGAATTATCCGTTTTTCCTTTATCAGACTGATGGAAATGCAAATATAACTAATTCAACATTTAGTTTAACTTCCAATACCCTTATAAGTAATGATATTGGTTTTAATTCTTGCATATTCATATGTGGTGAAGGTGCTGTAATAAACAATGGAAATCATAGTGAATGGCAAAACAATAACTTAATGGGTTTCTTAACCAACAGCAACAACAATTCAACCATTAATATAACATATTACTATGATGTCATAAGTGATTACATTACATTATCCAGCAGTAACGGTTATTGCCACAACACAAGCAATACAGATTATGTTTTCAAAAATAACATAACTTTAACAAGGAGTGATTAAATTTGTATTATACAGATATAACGAATGTTGAGTTGCAACAATTCCACAAAGTTTATGTTCCTACCTTTACAATTAAACTGACCGATGTTCTGACATCTGATTTGTTTAAAGTGGAAACAGTTATTGCAGATACTCTTTATAAGATTTTTCCTTTATTTTATTGTAAGGAAATCATATCAAGCAATCCTAATGACAATATACTGGATACCCAATGTATTATATGTCAAAAAACAACTAATGAAACCTATTTTACATTTATTACTAATAATGATGGAGTTATTAATGATTTCAACAATTATGTTGAAAGTTATTATGATATTCAAGATGTTTTATCAACAGCTGATTTTAACACTTTGATTTCATTATTAAGAAATAATACAATACATAATGACCCTATAAAAATCAATGATTTAATAACTGGAATTTACGGTACATATGAATTTGACATAACCGATACAACACAGCTTGACAACGGTATAGTTGTTAGTGATGAAACCATAACAGCAGAACCGAAAGTAAAGTTAAGTAATCCAACCTTTTTTAGAAGCAAATACACTCTACAATTAAAAGTCTTACATTACACTGATGCAAATGTTACTGATGAAACCACTGATTTTAAAGTAGTGGATACACTGGAAATTGAATTAACTCCAAATGTTTGGGTTGATATTCCAGTTGCTGATTTGGAAGAAGGTTATATTATTTTATATGACAGTAATGTTGAAATTAGGCATAATAAGAATATTATTCAAGATTGGATTACACAATTGTTTTTAACTGGTGATAAACAGATTATTCAAACTGGTGAAACCGTAGATTTGGTTATTACAGCATTAGATGATATGGGTACTGGTATTGATGGGAAGGGGGTGTATTTCATACAAAAATTTGAACCTTTAAGTTTAAATTTGAAATCCACCAATCCTATATTCCAAACTGGTGAGAAATCCAATATTCAAGCGAAAATCGTTGAGTCTGATGGTCAATTGATGGATTACTATCGTGTTGACTTCTATGAGATTTATACACCAACAACATTAAGTCTTGCTTGTACTAATCCTATAATTCAGACTGGTGAAAAGGCAAATCTACAAGCGAAATTGAAAGATGAAGATGGAAGTCTTGTTAAAGGTGTAAGGGTTGATTTCTATGAAGAATACACACCAACAAGTATTAGATTGACTGCCGATAAGTCTATAATCCAAACAAGTGATGTTGCCGACTTAACTGCAACATTAAAAGACTCTGATGGTAGCAGAATACATGGAGAAACAGTATATTTCTATGAGAAATATGAAACAACAAGTATTGATTTGCAGACTAATAAGTCAGTAATTGTATCTGATGAGGTTGTTAGTTTATATGCAACATTAAAAGACTTTGATGGTAGTTTAATAAGTGGAGAAACAATATATTTCTTTGAAAAAATAGAGGAGTAGATAATAATGGCAATAACATATAGATTAATCGGTAAAGGCACAACCAGTAATGGTGTGGCTCATATGACAAAGAAAACCACTAATGGTGGTTCTACTTGGACTGACTGCAATGGATATACTGGAACTGGAAAAGGCAGATTGAATTTAATTGCATCAACTGACAGTACAATCACAAGTGGCTCATTACAGTCAGAACCATACGAGTTACTTGATGCACTATTTTACGATAATGGATTAACAAACCACGATAGCACTAATTATTCAATTGCATCTACTTTATCAGAAGAAACAGTAGACGATGGTGTTCAAATCTCAAAGACTGCAAGTGGAAGTACAAATGCAAGATATATATGTAATACTGGTTCATCAGATGATATTCAAGCAGAAATAACTACAAAAACAGATAATGTTGTTAGATTTGGTTTTATTGACACAAACAGTCAAGTAAGTTATATCTCTCTAAACAATTCGGAATGGAATAATATCAAAATAAAAAGAATAAACAACACTATAACTGCATCTATCAATGGAACACAAGTAACATTAGCAACTAACAATGCAGATGCAACAGATACTTTAAAATTCTTTATACAAATCTATAATACTTCCACTACTGTAAATGCGATTTGGAAAGATTTGAAGATATATCCAATTTAAAGTTTTTGTGGTAGTTTCTGCTTCCGAAAACTACCATCTAAATTCATATAGAAATTTAAATCAAAAAAAATATGAGGTGAAACAAATATGGTAAAAAAACGATTAATAGGTTATGGCATCACTAATAGTAGTGGTATAGCCACATTAGACTACGATGCAACTGGCAGTCCAATAGAACCAAGTGGATATGTTGGTACTGGTAGTGGGGAAATAGACATCAAAGCAGAATTACACGATGACAACACAGTCCAGTCAGAACCATATATACTTTATGACACTTTATTCCACGATGAAATGACCCCATATACTGCATCAAAATGGAGTAGTACATTAACACCAACACAAAACGATGATGGAATAACAGTAGCAGAAACAAGTGGAACATCAACAAACTTCTCTGCAAGTTATACTGCAATAGAAGATGTTATTATCGAATTTGATGCAATTGGAGTATCAGTCGCAAACAATGGTGTAAGGTTTTACTATAAAGGAGCAGACCATTATATCAACAGTTATTTAACAGATAGTGATTGGCATCACTTTAAATTCGTATGTGAGAATGGAACAGTAACTCCTTATGTAGATGGTACTGCTAAAACAAGTAAATCAACAACAAGTAACACTACTTGCAAATTTATTTTAAACAATTCCAGTATAAAGTTTAAGAATTTCAAAGTCTATTCATCATAAGTAAATCGTGAAAATGTGGTAGTTTCTGCTTCCAACCACGAACCCATAAAACTATTTAAATTTCAGAAAAAAACTTAAACAATTAAAAAAAAGGAGAATACAATTTATGAAAACACCAACCATCAACGAAGGCATACAAACAATGATAGACAACACCCTATCACAACAACCCATACCAATGAAAGTTTATTTAACAAAAATATATGCTGGAAACAAATACTGCGACTGCAAAACATTAAACGGTGATAAAATAACCTACATACCAATGATATGCAACAACCCAGCAGTAAACAACATCGGAATACTAATGTTTCTTGAAAACGAGGAAAAAATAGTGATAACAAAATGAAAACACAAAAATTTAATAATAAACAGCAACACAAAGGTTGCCCATACCGTAAACACTGCCGAAAAATAGAAAGTCTATGCCCATACTTATATCAAAGACCAAATAGGAGTTTAATACAATGACTCAACAACTAACATATAATGAAATCATAAAAAAAGCAAAAAAAATCAAATACAATATAGAGAACAACCAAGAAATCGGTGATAGTCCTAAATGGAGTTATTATTTCGCCAAAGTAGTTTTAAATCCACGAAAACCAATAACCGTTGCCAATTTCCGTATACAAGACAAAATCACTGGAAACAATATGAGTAGACAAATCAAAAAAGCTGATTATGTCGACATGGCAAAAAGGTTCACTAAATATGTAGAATACAACCGTAGACTACCAAACAACATCAAAGTAAGAGATAAATTAATGAGAGTCAGCGATTACACTTATATGTTTAGTTGGATATGTGTATTTTTCGATGTTAAAGGCAGATTGCCATCTATTGCACCAGTGAACAGCAAATTGTTTATTAAACCAACAGAACCATCAAATGTGGTTTATGATTTATGGGTTAAAGAATTTGACTTCAAACCAAAATATATTGATGATGTATGCGACTATATTCGTGACAATTTCACTTATGAATTTTACTTTGATGACCAAAAATCTAATGCAGAAGTTATACGAAGTAAAGCTGGAAATTGCACTGATTTAAGTCAAATGGTGGTTAATATGGGAGTTGCATTAGGTTATGATTGGAAAACATATCATGTACAGTGTAATCAGTCCGGTACTGGACACATTTACCCATTATTCCGAAAGGATAATGTTAATGGTGGTGATTATTTTGTTCGTGATGTTGCCTGTATAAGTGATGAAGGCAGGTACTGTGTATGGTGTGAAGCTGGTGATGGTGGAAGTTTGTTAGCTGTTAATCCGGATTGGTTTTTGCAGAACCTTAACAGATAGTCATATTTTAAGTTAGATGTTAGATTAAAACAATACTTGTAATTGTTAGTGTTGTTTTAATTATTTGTTTTTTTAATATTTTAAAGGATAGTTTATTTAGTGATAGTTTATGTTTTATTTAATATAGCTAAAAGGATTGATGTTGATGGATTTGTTAAGCATAATTTCAAGTTTGGAAAATCATGGTTTTAATCGGAATGTAGAACACATAAAAAGTTTTGCTGGATTTACCGAAAAAGACACAGTGGTTTGGAGTAAAGATGATGGTAGTGGTTTCACATTAACAGTTGATGAAGATACTATTGATTTTGATAGTGTTTGGAAGTGCTGTTTAATTGAAAGTTTGGAGAGTGTTTGGTATTTTGTGGTGTTGGAGCTGGTAAATGGTAAGGTGGTTCATAAGTTGTTTGATGTTGAAGATTTGTCAGCGATTTCTTATTCTTGATTTTTTGGTTATTTATGGTAAATAATTATTTATCGTAAATATTTATTTTATTTATTTTATTTTTTCTTTTTTTTGTCTTGTTAGTGTTTTTTTTAATAATTTATATATTTATATATCGTAAATAATTATTTATTTATTTTATATATTTATTTATTTTATTATATACTGCCTTAAACCCATTATTTTATTATATTATATTATATTTATTATTATTAATACTTTTTATATTATTATTAATAATAATAACACTATAAAAAAACAAAACATTTATATAGTAGGAAATCTAAATTATAATTATAGATATATTACAAAGGTGATTAACTATGGTAAAAATAAACATACAAATTAGAGCAAAAAGAACCGGATACACTGATGACAACAAACTATTAGTTGAAATCGACATAAACAATGGACACTGGAAATACTGGGAAGACTTTATGGAAACACAAGAAAAACAAAATTTAACCATAAACAACATTTGTAAAACAGTTTACTTAAACCAACCAGTAAAAGACCAAATACAAAAACATGACTTAAAACTATACAAAGAAACCAGAGAATTAAAAGTAATAGGACATGACACAAGATTATATGACAACCTTTTAAGTTACTTAAATTACAGAATTGACAACTTAAAAGAAGATTACAAAAAATTTGGTAAATATGAATGGGGTAGAACATTAGAAGCTGAAATAAAATTATTTAATTTTAGTGGAAGATACACTGATATGGGTTATGATGAAGACATAACATTTGCAGAAGATGAAGATGTAACTCTTAAAATGGTTGTGGTGGAATAAATAAATCCACTACCATTAATTATTTTTTAAAAGGGTGTGGTTTTTATGAAATTTTTAAAAGGGTTAATTGTGAAATGTATTGGCTATTGCAGATACATAGAAACCAGTTATGATGAAGGTTACTTCTTAATACCAGCGGACAATCATTCACTATTAGATGTGATGAATATGTTCTATGGTATGGGTATAATATTTCATTATGAAAAAGTAACGGAAGTTGTACCTTTTAGCAAAAGAACTGATTATTTTAAATTATATGATTTTAGGAGGTTTGTGGAAAATGAATAATCGTGAAGTTATTAGTTTTGATATGGCAAAACATTTAGTTGGTAAATATGATTTATATCATGCCACTAAATGTTATACTGCTGGTGTGGGGTTCACTGGCTGGTATTTGGATTTAACATTTAATATGGATAATGGTACTGGTGAGGTGTTTACCAATACTGCTGTTCATTACCGTTTACATTGCAATAGTTTTAGTGATTGTGATGTTAAAAGGAATTTGTTATGGAGAGTTTATGCTGGATAATGTTTTTTAATATCCAACAACCTATAATTTACCAAAACATTTATATATTATAAAAACATAATTATAACTATAAATACTAAGGTGAATTAAAAATGATGACAATTAACGATATTGCAACTGCAATAAAAGCAAACCAAGAAAACTTGACTGATGACTGCTTATATGTAGAAGTTGAAGGCAAAGACCTTGAACTATGCAGAATAACAATAAAAAATGGGAAACTGGTTTTAAGACCGGAAACCCTATTATAATATTTTTTTTATGAGGAGATGATGTTCGTGAGTACAAATTGTAAATTAATATTTGGATACACCGACCACACTGGCTGGTGGAACGAAACAAGTGCCTATTACAGACACTACGATGGTTACACAGAAGCAATCATACCTTTACTAAAAAAACATGGTGCAGATGTAACCACAATGAATTTAGAAGCAAAATATGATGGACACAAATGGGAAAAACTGGAAAACAGTTATGATGGAGTTACAAGACCGGATTACATATACTATATTGATTGTAGCAACAGAAATAAAATTCGTTGCACAGTATTACAATCAGATTTAAGTTTTTATAAGAAATTCGGTATTGATAATTATCGTGTTTGTATGGAGCTGGTTTTATGATTAAACCAGCATTCCAATTACTAACTGTTATAATAATGGTTGAAATGCTATTGATGTTTATAATATAATGAGGTGAGTTGAATATGAAAAAAAATCAAATTAAAGTCCGAAGAATACAAACTGGAAGTGAAACAATCTTCACAATAAAAAATGAAGATGTTTACAACATAACCGGAAAAAGAAGAGTGTACTGTGGTTGCACTGGAAATACAGAAGAAACAGCAACACCAATGAAATATAATGGTGAAAAAATTTACTGTCCAAATTGCCATGAACACAAAGTGGAAATTTTAGAAACCTACTCTGATTATCTTGCAAGATTGGAAGATGAAAATCGTAAAAAATTGGAAAATTTAAAAGTAGTTTGTGTAGGTCAAGATTGGGAATGTGGATTAAAATTTTATAGTTTATCCGCAAAGTTGGAATATGATGATTGGTTGCTTGTAAAACAGTATTTCAGTTACAAAAGGAAAGGTTGGAGTCGAAATCAAGAGTTAGAATGGTATTGTTTTGAACCTACTGGTTGGTTAACAAGAAACGGAAAAACAGTACAAAAAATTTTATTTAATGCTGGTTTGATTAAAGAGGAGAATTTAAGAGAGTTTGAAGAGTGGGAGTGTTAAATTATGAATGATAATGTTAAAAGGGATTTGGAGTATATTAAACTTGCAAATCCAAAAGATTATCAAGCATTGTTAATTGCTGGACATTTATACTGTGAAAACAGTAAAAGTGATGAACCGGATGAGATGCTTGGAAGAAATATGTTGGCAGTTGTTAAAGATTTGTTGGATAAGCATAATGTTAGTTATGTTGATGACCTTACTGAAATAGTATAGAGGTGATTATTCGTGAGTAAAAAAAGGAAATTTAGTAAAAGTGAAATCCGAATGGCATTTGATGTATTCGGCAACCTAAACAAAAGACAGTGTTGGACTGATGACATTATCAAAAAAGATGATGAAATCATGCTGGTAAACAGCAACTGTGAGTTTGAATTTGACACAAAACTTGCAGTATTCCAATCCGATTTAATGAGATGTTACATTTGCAAATTGGAATTACTGGAAACCGATTACAACCAATTCATACCGGACAAATCTAATAATGGTGGGGCATATGCTTATGCTACTGCAAGAGTTGTTGAAGTGTTGGAAGAAACTTATTAAAGGGTGGTAAATTATGGATGCTGTTAAAGTATTAGACAAGTATATTGAAGCTGAAAAAATGGCTTTAAAAAATGTTGATAACATTACTGGCAGTGATAATGCTGGTAGTGTTAAATGGAAAGCAAGAAAGCATTTTGAAAGTAGAATAAAATTACTGGAAATGATTAAGGAGGATTTAATGTGAGTTTTGTTGATGTTTTTGAAAAAACAATTGACCAACACATAAGTAAATATGAAAACTTATCAGCACTTGCTTATGAACGGTGTTGGTTTAAGGAGCAAGAGCAATATTCCTGTGTTGTTACTGCTTTGAAGGAACTTCGTGATGAACTAATTTAAATGAAGTTATGGTTAATTATTTTAAAGGTTTACTGGTGATGTTTTGTTTTAATTGCTTGTAGTTTTATTATAATTAAACCATTAACTTAAATATGGGTAAAACTATAATATAATATAACTAAAAAGAGGCAAAAAATTATGATACGATTAAAAATCCAACACAAAGACAAACCACAACAATTTGTCTTGGAGTGGACTAATACTAATGGTGAAAAATGTGGTGCAAGACTGCCGGACATAATCAATGCAACATTCAGATTAAACGGTGAAGTATATTTAGATAATAAATATAAATGTGAATTTGATTTAAACAAACCCATAATAATAAACATTGATAGTATGGATTTATACTGTTGTTATGATGTCCAAATTGATTATGGCACAGATTTAAAAATTTATGTTAAATGGAAACCATCAAAAGTAAAAAAATGTGAAGGAGTTATAAACTGATGCAATTAAAAACCAATGATTTAAACAAAATGATTGTAGGTTTACATAATTTCTATGTTTGGGTTGAAGATGATACTGGATTTATTTACCCATTAACTGAAATTAAAGTAACACCTTTTGAAAAAGCAGTGGTATTAAAAGGAGGAAAATTATGACCGGAACTTTAACCGAAATTATATTTGATAACTTAAACTATAATGCAATACAAGACTGGTGCGAAGATTTCACACATTGGAATTTTGTACAAGATGAATTAGCAGATAAAGGAATTAGTTGTCCAGTAATCGACAACAATGTTAAAATAGCAATAATAAATTTGAAACAAGAGTTAGATAAATTAGAATATGAAGAACCAAAAGAAGTGTGATTTTTTATGAGTGAATTTACAACAATACAAATAACAAAAGAAGTAAGGCAGAAATTAGACTTATGCAAAGGCACAAACAACCTGACCTACAACCAAATTGTTGAACGATTATTAGAGCAAAGTGGTGGAACAATTGTAGAAGACACAATTGAGATACAAAGGGAGCAAGTAGCACTAACATTAAACTACTGGGATAAAAACAGAACCATACTCCATGACATTACTTATAATGCTTTAAAAGATGCTGGTGTTGGTAACAAATTTACAGCAAATGATGAAATTCCGGTTGATGTTAATGAGTTTATGAACAGCACTGCTGAAGTTTTAGTCAGTAATGATGTGGAAGTGGTGTTGGCTGTTGAGGAGGTTAATTATCGTAAAGGTAAGGTTTCAAGTATTAGGAGTTTAGTGCATATTGTTTTGTTCTAACTCTTTTTTTATTTTTTATACTTTTAATATTATAATAAACCAAAACATTTATATAGTAGTTTTAATAAATTATAATATAGAATTACGAAGGTGATTATCATGGTAGGATTAAAATTAGACAATGACTGCAAAGCAGAAGTATATGTTGAAGTTGGATTTTTCGATAACGAAACCGTACCATCATTAAGGTACGAAATGACTCACAATATGCTGAAAAATGATGCAACAGCACTTAAAGAACTTTTAGAAGTTGCAGAAGCACATATAAATGGAATTTTAGCATTTGACAGAAAATATGACTGGGATTGTATGGCAACAATTACTGACGATATTACAATTCAAAAGTTTTGTTGTGATGATGAAACAGAAAATGAATACTTTGTGGAATTTCCAAAAGTTAAAGAAATCGACTACTGGGGAAAATTTGAATAAATGTTTTTATTATTATTTTTATTTTTTTTTACTATTTTTTTATAACAATTGTTATACATTATATTAAATTTAATCCTAATTTGAACTATAATAACCAGCACCACCCATATATATTAATAGTGAAGCACAAAAAAAAGTATGAATTTCTTGAAATTTTTTTAATCTCTTGATTTTAAACTAACCTTTGTAGTGTTTTACAGTTTATGTATGTTATCATTCGATATTCAATTCC